CATCGACCCGCAGACCTGGACGGGGCCGGTCGAAACGCTGGTGTCGCATGAGGTGTCGCGCGAAACGACGTTCTCGCCGGTGTCCAAGCGCAAGGTCGGATTCCAGCGCAACCAGCGGCAGCAGTCGGACTCCGAAATCTCGGCGGTGCTGCTGTCGGCCAGCGACGCCACGTATGCTGACGGCACGCCGATCGAGGCGCTAAAGCCTGCCGCTGCCGGCGCGGACGTGACGGCCGCCAACGTGGCGTCGGCTATCTACGGGCAGGGGCCAGGCGCAACCGCCACCGGGACGCAGGTCCTCAACAATGCGGTCACGATCGGGGCGGATGGGAAGCTGCTCGGCGCGGGCGGCGGCCAAGTCACGTACGGTGGCGTCGGCGGGAAACAGCTCGGCCTCCTCGACAACCTGTTTTTCGGGTCGCCCTATTTCCTCGAAACCTCGGGCGGGGCCGGCGCGACACTCAACGCGTTCAAGACGATCCTCGGCACGGCCAACGCTTTCCTTAATCAGGGCGCGTTCGCGACGCTCAACTCGGCCGCTTATGGGTCGTCGCTACTCACCGGATTTGGCTTGCTCTCCCCGCTTTCCAACCTCGCCTTCGGATCGTCGTATCTTCTCGAGTCATCGGGTGGCGCATCGGCCAGCCTTGCCAACTTCAAGACAAGTCTCGGCAATGCGGCCGGATTTGCGGGGCAGGGATCGCTCGCCACGCGAAACGACGTGCTCTACGGCTCGATGATTGCAGGATTGCCGACGGCTATTGCACCTAGTCAGTTGATAGATGGCGGGCTTCTGTCAGCTTACTATTCTGTATATTCGACGGGAATCCGCGTAACTGATCTAAAGCCCGGAGAGGCAAACGCCAATGTTACCGAAATACGAACCGCCGCGGCGATCGTAGGGCAGGCCCCGGCAGCAACCGACGCCACTATCCAGATTGGCGCAACGCGGGATGTAGCAATCGCTGGCCGTGAAACGACGAACGACAACCCCGGCTACTACTTTGGCACATATCCAAATCGAACAGTGCAAGAGCGCAAGAACGCAAGCGCGGTCGGCGTTGTAACTGGTCAATCGCAAGACATAGGCAACCTTGAAACCGTGGTAAGCGCGGTCGCTCGACAGACATTCACGTCTTATGCTTCCGCTAGGGCTTGGATGCGTTCGCATCTAGATAGCAACTCTTGGAGCGCATGGTCGGAGGTGTATGGACAAGACCGGAAACCAGCATTTGGAGCCGATCTAATTGAATCAGGCGGCGCTCTAGCCAGCCTAGCCAATTTTAAAACTAGCCTCGGCAATTCTGCGGGCTTTGCTGGCCAAGGCTCATTTGCAACCCAAAGCTACCTTAGCTTAGATGCGACCGCTTATTTTAATATGCCGGATCGAATAGCGCCTTACAGATACGATACGATCGGCGCACTTTCCCCGTTTTACGTCGGCGGCACGCAAGGTATCGCTGCGAGGCTTACCGATGTTTATCCGGGCGAGTTCAATGCGAATAAAACCGAGGGCCGCACTTCGGCGGCTATCGTTGGTCAGTCAGATTGGGCGACCTATGGGGGAGTTCCAACCTCTGGATTTGCCACACGCATTAAGAATATTCAAAACGATGGCGCAATCGAGGCGGCAACAATTTACGACGCTGGCGGCGCGGGTCCGCTAAGCAACGTTTATCCGGCGCAGCGAGGTGCAAACGTAACTGAGACAAGAAATTCCGCAGGCTTTGCTGGACAGGGATCATTCGCTACGTTGAGCAATATCAACCGCGCCAACGTTTCGTCGTATCTCAATTACAATGCCCTCTCGCTCAACTATACGATCACACGGCAAGACGGGACGTCGATTGTCACGGAAAGCCTTGCGATTACTCAAATAGGCATTGCCGCCGGGTTCACCGGGCAAGGCGCGCTGGCCTCGCTCAATCAGGCTGACACCGGGCAAATCGCGCCGTCGGCCGTGTCGAGCTTCCAGGGCGTCAACTTCGGCATCACGACGGTAAATGCTGGCGAACAGGCGGACAGCGATCAGCGCGTTTCGTTCTCGACGACCGGCGGCCGCCTGCGCGTCGAGGTAAGCGCCGACACCGTTCGCACCGGCACGGGCACGAACATCGGCTATCTGCAATTGATGGTGCAGCAGCCAGACGGGAGCGTGATCCAGATCGGCCGGCAGGTCAAAGCGCTGTCCGTCGTCGACGGTCCGCCGGTCTATTACGTGGCCTATGTGACGCTGAACCCTGGCGCGTATTTTTTCTTTGCGCGCCTCATCGTCGGGACGGGCAAGGGCACCAACCAGTGGAACGTGCCATCGGGTTTCCTCGGCGTCGAAGAGTCGAAGCGATAGCGCGCGTTGTGCGGCGGGCGGGGGTGGAATATGACACCCCCGCTAACATCGCACACCGGAGGCGACACCATGACATTGCAGACGTTCGACGGCATTCCCGACGTAAATCGAGCGACCCGTCGCTATATCGGCCATGCCGAAAGCCAGATGGCGAAAAAGAACGCCGAACGGAAGTTGTCGCAAGACACCTTCGATCGCCTGGAAAATCTGGCGGATAGCCCGTCACCTGTCGACGCAATGGTGCGTATTGCCGAGCTGCTGTATGCGCGCCGCAATGAGCTGGACAGCGAGGGCCGCGGCTTCGCTTATGGGCTGTTCACGTTCGCGACGCAGATGGGGTTCCACGGTCTGCGCGACGACAACCGCGGCATGCGGATCGCGCAATCCATGGCGCGTGATGACGGCGAGCCGGGCGATTGGCCGGACCCCGAGACGGACCCCGGCGCGCGGCAGGAATTCATCGTGCGGACCGAGGAGGAAGCTCCGGCCGCCCCGCCGCCGCCGCCCGCCGTCCAGCCCCCCGCGGCCGACGCCTAAACCATGGCTGGCACCGTCGACCCCGGATATGGCGCGTACCTCAAGACGTCCGCGCGCTTCGTCACCACGATCATATCCGGGGCGACGGCGACATGGGGCGACCGTGCCGTTGGCACTTCGATCATGTCGCCCATCGCATTGAAGGCGGACGCGCAGACCGAAGCGACCGCGCAAGCGCAGTTCTTGGCCGGCCCGCTCGCTCGCGACCGACACATTGTGCAGGGCCTGCGCAAAGACCTGATCGGCAAGCTGATAACGCTCAACGGCGACCGCCTCGGCTATGAGGCCGGCGCACTGGCGTTCGTGATCGGTGCCGCGGAAATGGATGGCGTGCGTTTGACGACCCTCACCGTTCTAAAAAGGCTCTAGCCGATGTCGTCGCTGATTATTGTTCCGCCAACTGCAATTGTTCAGTCAAGCCTTCCGCGGTTGTTCACGCCTGACCCAAAAGAGGCAGTCTCAGTTACTGGCGGTGACATTGGTGTTGCCGTTGACTTCGGTCAAGCAGTCACGCTCGACAGCGTTTACGTCGGGTACCACAACGCAAAAGGGGCGCAAAGCACATCGCTTGTTACCACGACCGGGTATGGGTCCGGTGACGTGGCAACCGTAACCGGGTCCTACGCACTGGCACCCCTTGGTTTGGGGTTCCCGTATCATAGCTTCCGAAGGTTCCCGGCAACAACATCCCGTTATTGGACGCAGTATTTTTCCCGCGCGAGCGGCGATGCTTTCTACATAGGCGTGTTAGCTTTCGGGATGGCATTTCAACCATCGCTAGGCCACGAATACGGATCGGGCCGGTTCGTCACCGATACCGGCAGCGTCGAGCGGCTGAAAAGCGGCGGGTTCGGTGTCGACGAAGGCGTGACGGCCGGCGGCTGGCAATGGACGATGGGCGACCTGACCGACTTGGAAATTCGCCAGCTCTATCAGCTCGCCAAGCTGCGCGGCAGCTCGCGGTCGTTGCTGGTCGTTGAGGACCCCGACCAGACGGACGGACTCAATGAGCGCATTCATTGGGGCATCCTGGACAAGCTCGACCCGTACGAACGATTCGCCCCCGGCGCGAACCGATGGGCTATGAAAATCAACGATTGGGCGTAAACGTCGGCGCTCCACACCAGAAGGACACCGACACATGACCGACCCGCAGGGCCTCGCCAATCTCATCGGGGCCACGCTGCGCAGCGCCGAAGCTGCCGCCGGCAACAACAACCTGGGTCAGACGCTGGTCGACCTCGGCAAGCTCCACGGCCAGCTCGGGCAGGCGTTCCACGTCACGAACGCCTTGCTGGCCGACGCCGGCCGCGACCCGCTCGAATGGGACCCCATCGCCGGCAACGATCATGCCGCCAACCGCAGCGGCGGCGAAGCGCAGCCGTTGAGTGGCGGCGGACCCAAGGCGGCCCCCGCGGCCGAATGATCGGCGTCACCGCCTTCTATCTCACAGCCAGTGCCGTCGCCCTTTGGGTGGCGGCATTGTCGCATGTGAGGGACCGCCGTCACGCGGTGCAGATCGCCGCCGTCCTGGCGCTGTCGTGCGCCTGCTACAATTCGACGCTGGTCACGCAAGCCTGGGGCTTCTGGCGACCGATGGACGCGATAACGGCCTGGTTCGTGGCGATACGATGCCGGCGGGACTTTCGGCCTTGGAAGTTGTTGATAGTGCTGTCGCTGGCGGCGCAAATGGCGGCCCACTGGCGGTGGCAGGTAGGCGACAAGTTCGGCGGCTCGCCCTATGCGTATCACTTCGTGCTCAACCGCCTGTTCGAGATACAGCTTTTGGCGGTGGCCAGTTCGGGGAGTTATCGTGTTCGGGGAGCTGTTCGCAAATATGTGGCTGATCGGGTCGCTGGCCGCGGTGGCCGGGGCGCTCATCTACTGCATCGGGCCGCATGTGTTCGGCCAACCAAGCAACGACGGGGGCGACGATGAATAGCGAGGACCCCAACCTGCCGCGATCGATGCTGGACCTATGGCCTGTCGTCTGGCCCCTGCTCGGCGGGCTCGGCGGCGCGATCGTCAGCCTGGGCTTAGCGCGCAACGAAGCGGCTACCCCGCGCAAAAAGGCGTTCAACGTCCTGGCGGGGACCATCGTCGCCGTGTTTCTCGGGCCGCTGGTCGTTCGGTGGTTCCTCGGGCCGACGCGGGCCGATAGCGAAATGGTCGGCGCAATTTACTGCCTGGTCGGCTTGTCAGCGACATCCGTCATCGAACGGGTCGTTGCGAAAATCGTCGAGTGGATCGACAAGCTACCAAGCCCGCGGAAGGAGTCGTAACGATGACCGAATTTCGCACGGGAGCCCGTGCCGCAATGGACATCGTCATGGCGCTACAGCCCTATGTTAGCGCCGTGCTCGGCATGCTCATCGTCGTTTACATCGTGCACCGCCTGTTCTGCTGCGCGGGGCAATATAAGCGGATCGAGCGCTTCGGCATGGGGATGACCGCGGCCGGCATGGTCATGGCCACGCCGGCGCTATGGATGCATGACACGCCGTTCGACGGCTGGTCGTTCAACGTCGCGCGGTTCGGCATTGCGCTCTACATCATCACCGGCGGGTTGCGTCGTGATCGCCATCGGCACCGCAATCTGGCACAGCAGGCGTACGCCGAGGGGTTCAACGACGGACGCCTGGCCCCGAAGGGAACCGCGCAACGATGAAGCTCGACGACCTCCAGCGCCGGTTGCGCGCCTCCAAGCGCTACAGCGGCGCGATCGACGGCGACAAGCCGTATGGCTATGGCCTGCTGACCCAGGCGGCTATTCTCACCGCCATGACGGACGGGCCGGACACGCCGGCGACGCTGGCGGATATGGCTAAGGTCGCGAGCCAGATCGACGTCCAGACCGCCACCATCCGCGCGTTCTGGAAGGTCGAGGCGGCCGGCGCGGGTTTCCAGGCTGGCCGGCCGAAAATCCTCCCCGAGCCGCACCGGTTTTCTAAGAACACGGGGCGCGTGTTCGACAAGACGATGCCGACGCTGTCCTATCCGAAGTGGGGAACGCGGCCCTATCCGTCCTCGCAAGACGCGCGCTATGCGATGCTGCTGCAATGGGTCGGCCTGTTGCATGGCCAGGGCATGGACGTCGACGCCGCGTTTGCCTCGGCCAGCTATGGCGCGCCGCAGATCATGGGCGAAAACTATTCGCTGTGCGGCTATCAGGACCCGTTCGCATTCGCCGAGGCGATGGCCCGCGATGAGGTGACGCAGCTCAACGCCTTTGTGTCGTTCGTCGACAGCGCCGGCATCCTGCCGTACCTGCGCAAAGTCGACCGCTCGGCGAAATCATGGGAGCCGGTGGCCTCCCGCTACAATGGCAGCGCATTCCGCGCGAACGCCTATCACGAAAAGATGGCCGCGGCATTTGCGGCCTTCGGCGGCAAGTAAGGACAGATCATGGAACAGCTACTGGACCCGACGACCATCCTGCCGACGATCGCCGGCATGCTTCACGTTCAGCCGTCCACGCTGCTGTTCTGGTTTTTCGTGCTGAACGTCGGCGGCCGAGCGCTGGCGCGCCGCATCCCCGACGACGCGACCGGCTTTTGGGGTTTCGTGCGCCAGTCGGCGAAAATCCTCGGCGTCGAGGTACAAAGCCGCGTCACGTCTGGCGTCACCATCAATGACGTCGCCAAGCAAGCGATGACGACGCAGCCCATCGCCGACAAGGTCGAGGCGGCCACCGGCGAAAGCATCGCGGCCGGGTTCACCGGGCAAGGCGCGCTCGCCAAGCCCGACGACCTGACGGCGACCGTCCGCTAAGACCGCTTGCGATCGACGAACATCACGCGGGCGTCCATCAGCGCGCCGACATAGTCCAGCACGGACGCCCGCCCCGCCGCCTTGTCCTCCCCGTTGAGCGTCCGCGCCATGTCGGTCAGCTCACGCCGAGCATAGCGATTAATTTCAGCCTCTCGCGTCCCCGGCTTGGCGTGCCTGGTCATCCCCCACGCTTGCAGGATAGGAACGACGGACCCACCCCGTCCCGTGTTGCGGTTTCCCCATGCCTTCCGGCAAGCCTCGGCGCAGAAACGGGCAGTTTCGCGGCCAGGGACGAACAACGACCCGCATTCGGCGCAGGAGCGGGCAGGAGCGGCATTGTTGGCGGCGGGCATATCGTGTTCCAGTGCGATGCGGTGCGCGTTACCGACTAAGTCGCATGGTGCGAATTGACAAGCCCTAAAGCCTGCTGTCCTGTCGGCCATCGACATCGCCACGGCGTTCGCCTGGTGCTCGATATGGAGGACGATATGCGAATGATCATCGCCGCGCTTGCGGCCCTATCCCTATCCGCCTGCGCGGTCGCGCCGACCGCGCCGCCTGGCACCGCCTCGACGATCGACGCCGCCGCAACGATCGCCGACGCGACCAACCTGCCGCCGCCGGTGACGGTCGCGGATCGCACCACCCTGGACGAAACCGCGGCGATCGCGTTCGAGTCGACGGTGACGGTGGTCGCCGACCTGGCCACGCTGGCCGTGAAGACGGGCCGGGTGCCGACGGCAAAGCTCCCCGAGCTGCGCGAGCGTGTCGCATGGGCGCGGACGGCGGTCGGCGCGGTGCGCGCGGCCTATGACACCGGCAACGCGGCGAGCTATCGCGCTGCCGTCACCAGCGCGCGCCAGGCCATCGCAGGCGTGCAAACCCTCGTTTCGGGAGACGTCCGTTGAAGCTGCCGACCCTACAGCAGGCCACCGACGCAATCGACGCGCTCGGGCGGCTGACCGGCCATTCGGCCGAGGTGAACGCCGCGAATAGCCTGGTCGCGATCGTGGTCGACCTGTTCGACGGGCAGCCGCGGGAACAGGCGCAGCTCCAGGCGACCTATGCGGCGGCGAAGGAACGCACCGACGCGTCGCTGGCGCGGCTCGATACGGCTATTGCGGATCGCCTCGCCGGTCGTTAGAGACTGTCGCGCGGCGATGCGATGGGCGGGCCGGCGGGTGTCATTCCCTCGCCGGCCCGTTTTCGTTTCACTACGCGAACAGGTCGCCGGTTTTTGGTTCCGGCGGTGCCGATAGCCGGGCGTCGATGTCTGCGCCGTCGATTATGCCAATGATCGGCTTGCACTCAAACTTAGGCCGCTCGACAATCTCGACGACCTCAACCGGTTTCCACCCGCCGCGGGGGTCGGGGACCTTTACCCGATCGCCCACACGCGCCGGTACGCCGTGGTTGACATATGTATATGTGCGAGTGTCCTCGGGACGAAACCGCACGGCAATATATTGACCGTCCGTCGTCATTATTCGGCACCCCCCGCCAGCGTCTTCATGCGATCGTGATGGCCCTCGAACACCAGCCAGCCCTTCGACGCGGCGTCGAGATTCTTGAACCAGTCGAGGTAATAGGTCGGCCCTTCCTTGGCCGCGCGCTCGCCGGCGGCGACCAGGTCGCGCTTGCGCGGGTCCATCGGTGCGGCACCGGTCCCGCCGCCGGCGTTGCCGTCGTCATCCTCTTTGTTGTCCGTCTCGATGATATTTAGAATCGCCTTCATCGTGGCGCGCTTGCCATAGCTGATCGTCGACGCAACCGCCTGGACCTTGTTGCGGCCGGGACCTTCGTCGCTCGGCATCGACATCGGTCCGCCGCGAAGCTGGACGCCGTTCGCATGCTCCAGAACAGCCTCGACCGTGATCAGGTTGCCCGACTGGCCGATGGCGAAATTGACGGTCAGGTTGTGTCGGGTCAGGATCGGCATGACGCGCTGGTGCATGTCCTCAAACTTCGCGTACCGGTGCTTGTCCGACTTCCCGGCCTTGAACACGCGGGGCATTTCGCTGATCGCGGCCACCTTGGCACGACTGAATTCGGCCTGCCGTTCGCGGTCCTGCAAATCGGTTGCCAGCTTCGCCAGCGTCACCATCTTGTTTGCGTCAACGGTCGGATCGCTGGCCGCGTTGGCGATCATCGCCAGCATGCCGGCGCTGTTGGTGACGGTCGGCAGGCCGGCGGCCTGGTCATCGACATGCGCGATTGCGGTGGTGTCGGTCATTCGTCGCGTCCTTCAAGCCAGTAGGGGGAAAAGTCTTCGTCGCCGATGTCGGATAGGGGTTCGATCGGCAGCCAGGGTTCGCCGGGTTCGTAAATCTCCGAATATCCGGCGAACAGTTTCTTTGCGTGCGCTATCTCGACCAGCGCTTTCCGCGTGATCGCGGTCGGCCGCCCGACGGCCTGCGCCGCCCGCGCCTCGCGCTGTTCGTCGAGCCCTGCCGCGTGAAGCGTGTGCGGCACCGGCAGGTCGTCGAATTTGAACCGCCGGCCGAGGATGTTCGGCACGCCGCCCTTTTCTTGGAACACGTACCAGCACGCGAGCGGCGCGGCGGATAGCTGGACGGCGTCGATCAGCTCGCGTTGCCACGGCTCGCAATCGCCGACGATGTCGACCAAGCCGTTGCGGATCGCCTCGACCGCCTCGCGATAGCTCACCGCCTGAATGTAATAGCGGTTGTACCGGAACGCGTCGGCGATAGCCTGTTCGAGGCGCTTCCCGCGCGTGTTTTCAAACGTTTTCAGGTCGGCCCATGCCCGCTCTTTCAGATAGTCCAGGCGGGCCTTCATCTTGATTCCGGTCGCCTGGCACGTCCAGAATACGGACACCTCGGCCGCCCCGCCGGTCAGCAGCTCGGCGATTGCGGGGCTGGCGCGCAGCCGACGGCCATCCTCGGCAATCTCGTCGAACGTCACCGCCGGCAGGCCGATGCGCCCGGCGCGCGTCGCTTCCCACCGCGCCAATTCGAGGTGCCAGACGGTGCCCGTATAGCCGGCCTCGTCGAGCCGTCCGGCCTGTTCCGCCACGCTGCCGGAAACCGGATAGCCCAACTCGCGCAGCGCCTCGGTCATGTCGTCGCCGGTGAACAGCGTCCCGTCCGGCATTTCCGACTTGTCGAGCTGGCGGACATAGTTCGCGGCGAACAGCTCGGGCTCCAGCCGGGCGGCGTGATAGGCGCGGCCGATGATGCGCGCTGCGCGCGGCCGGTCGACGCGGTCGGGGTTCAGCCAGGACCCGGCCCAAAAGGTCGCCGGGCTGACAAGCGTCGCCTGGATTCCGCTGGTCGAATAGCGGTGAATCGCGTGATAGGCGTCGTCGACCATCCCGAAATAGATGCCGTCGGCAATCTCGGTCGGATAATCGGGCTCGGCCGCTTCGTCGGCGTCGACCTGGCGCGCCTTGGCGCGGCGCATCGCGCGCGGCTCGCCGGACTTCGGCGCGGCGGCAGCGCGCGGCGCGCGCGGGCGGCGGGCGGGTTCGTCGGGGAAGGGCTTCGGCCCGATCCCCGCGGCTGGCTTGGCCGCGGGTTCGGGGGCGACGTACCCTTCGTCGAAGGGGGTCAGCTCGGTCATTCCGCCATCCGGTCCAAGACGGCGGCGAGTTTCATCGCCGTCGCTGCTAACGTGTCGGCGCACACCTGCCGCTGTTCCGCGCTGTCGAAGCCCGACAGGAATATGCCGCACATGGTTGACGCAATGGTCATCACGTCGGCCACCTTAGGATTGGCCTCCATAATTTCTGTCGCGTGCTTTGATGCTTGCGACATCAACCGGTCGGCAAACATCGCTTGGCGCGGTGTCATGTCATGCCGGGGCATCAGAACGACACCGCGGCATGACGGACCTGGCCGGATGCGATGGCGTTGGCGATGTCACGGGCGACGTCGTCGGGCAGGCCGGCGCACGCATCGACGATGTCGCTGGCCACCTCGGCAAGCACCGTGCGCCGATGCTCGGCGTTCGCCTGCCGCTCGCGTTCGACGCGCGCCGCCTCGGCCGCCTCCCGATCGCGCTCGGCCTGCGCTGCCGCCTCGCGATCCCGCGCCGCCTGTTCGTCGGCGATCCGCTGTGCCTCGGCGGCGTCGCGCGCCTCCTGCGCCTCGCGCGCCTCGCGCTCGATCCGGTCGCGCTCATCCTGCGCCGCCTTCAACTCGGCCGCGTGCTCGGCGTCACGCTGCCGCCGTTCCTCGGCTGCCGCTTCCTCGGCCTCGCGACGGGCCGCGTCAGCCGCCTCCTGCCGCTCGCGCTCCAGACGGGCAATCTCGGCCGCCTGGCGCTGTTCCTCGGCGACGCGCTCGCGCTCGATACGCTCGGCTTCGGCCTGCTGCTCGCGCTCGACGCGCAGCCGCTCGGCTTCGGCCGCCGCTTCCTCGGCCGCTTTGCGTTCGGCCTCCTCGGCCTTCAACCGGTCGGCCTCGGCCCGCTCGGCCGCCTCGGCGCGCAGCCGCGCCAGCTCGGCGCGGTCGGCTTCCTCCTGCAACAACCGCTTCTGCGCGGCGACCAGCGCGGCGACCGTCGCTTGCTTCGCGCCCTCGGCCTCGGCGGCCTCATACTCCGACCATTGCGGGGCCTCGAACGTCATGCGGAACACAACCCTGCCGCGCTCGGCGACCGATTCCGCAGTGTCGTCGTCGCGCACCTGGCCGTCGGCCCGTATGCGGTTGAGCGTGTCGAGATTGGCGGACTGGCGGGCATCCTCGGCCGCTTCCCATGCGGTCAGCGGCGCGCGGACTTCCTCGGCAAGCTGGTCCAGCCGCTGCACCATCGGCTTGCGGGCATCGTTGACGGCCTTCGTCTTGCGCCGCCAATCCTCGGTCAGCTCCAGGCCGGCCTTATCCAGGGTCGTTTTGACCTTCGTCACCTCGAACGCCTTCGACGCGCATTCCTTGCGGCCGGCGGCGGTCGACAGGTCCGGCTTATAGTCGGCCAAGCGGTCGCGCATGCGATCATAGAAGCGGTCGAACCGCTCGGGGTTTTGCAGCACCACCGCCGCGGCGCGGCGCGAGATGACGGCGGGCGGTTGCGGCTCGGCTTCCACGACGACAACGCGCGGCGCGTCGGCGGGGGCGTCCTGGTCGATCAGCGAAAGCATGTCGATCGGGTCGGCGACTTCGGGCTTAGATGCGGGCTTGCGGGCCATGTGTGTTCCTTTGGCGATGCGATGGGGGTTAGTTGCTGGTCAGGACGATTGGGGGGCGAGCCTCAATCTTGGCATCCCGCACCTCGGCGGCGAGCTGTTCGGGCATGCCGCGCACGACCAGCGGCGCGCAGCCGGCGATAAAGAGCTGCGACCCTGCCACGCGCGGAATATAATCCTTCATCGCGATACCCTGCGGGGGCGGCGTGACAGCAGGAGCGACAGCCTGGACGGCCAGCGGATCGACGTAGATCGTCAATCCGCTGGACAGGTCGGCGACCTTCATCATCGCCGCTTACTCCTGGTCGTCGCTGGCAGCGGCCGGCGCGGGGTCGGCCGGCGTTTCGCCGGCGGCCTCGACCTCGCCGCCGGCGCGCATGTGGTCGACCACCTCTTTCGCCGACATCGGCTTGCCGATGGTGAACATCGCCGTGGCGGCGTGCTTCATCGCCGCGGCGGGGTTGTCGGCCTCGACCACCCGGCGCTTGTCGCTGCCCTTGGTGGTGACGGGATACATAGGCATTCGGCATTCCTTGGGGGGCAGGATCAACGACGCGGCCGGCCCCCGGCGACCGCGGCGAAACCTTATCGCAGCGCGGCGACCTCAATCTGCAACCGGCCATGCACGGCCAGGCGAGCATTCGAGTCGATCACATAGAACCGGTCGAGCGCTTCGCCTTCCTCCAGCCCGGCATTGAACAGGGCAATATAGGGCGGCTTGCCGTCCCGATATGTGATGGTCGCGCAGAACGTCGCCAGTTTCGGATAGCCGGCGGCGATATAGCGGGGGTCGGTATTGTGCGCCTCGGCCGCCGCCAGTAGGCGGGCCAGCTTGGCCAGATACGGTTGCGGATCGAACACGACGTTTCCTTGCTGCGATGCCCGTTATCGTTCGCATGCTGCGAATTGATAAGCAAGTCGAAAGCGTCGCACACACCATCAAACAATTAGCTTGCCGCGAATTGACGCGCGGGTATAGGCTGCACCCTCCATTATCCCACACGAAAGGGGACCACCTTGCCACGGGGCGTTCGCACCAATCCGAAAAACCCGATCGACCGCGGCGCGCCCGCGAGCGTGATCGCCGACAAGTTCGGTGGCCTGAAAGCCTTCGCGACCGCGCTCGACATGGCGCAGTCCAGCGTTCACCGCTGGCTGGTCAAAGGCACGATCGACGGGAAATATCACGACGCCATCATGGCCGCGGCCAAGGCGCGCGCGGTGCGGTTGAAGGCGACGGACTTCGTCGACACCCGGCCGCAGGAACAGCGCGGGCCGAGCACGATCGAGCTGGAGGCCGCGACCGCGTGACCGACGTCGGCGCGAACAAGCACCAGGCCGTCGCCTATCCAAAGGACCCGCTGGAATGGTACGTGGAACCGGCGTCGTGCGTGCAGCAGCTCGCCGATGCGATCGACTTCGGCAGCGACATGATATGGGACCCGTCATGCGGGCGCGGCACCATCCTGGACGTGTTCGCCGAGCGCGGGCACCAGGTCGTCGGGTCAGATGTCGTCGACCGCAAGCCGCGCCACCGCCGGTTCTATCTCGGCAATTTCCTGCGCGCGACCAAAGCCCCGACGCCGCCGCCTGGCTGCCGCCTGACGATCGTCAACAATCCGCCGTTCAGCCATGCCGCGGCGTTCATGCATCACGCGATCCACACCATGCCGGTGCACCGCGCCGCCTTCATCGTCCCCCTCGAATTCCTGTGCAGCAAGGGCCGGTTCCGCCTGTTCACGCAAACGCCGCCGTCGCACGTCGCGTTCTGTAGCGAGCGGCCGAGCATGCCGCCGGGCGCGATGGTTCAGGACATGGGCGCGAAGGCGTTCCGCGGCGGCAAATCGGACTTCGTCTGGATCGTCTTCACCGCTCCCCATCGATGGAAAACGCAAGCCCTCTGGCTGCGCCCGTCGGATTACTGATCGCACCGCCGCCGGGCGTATCGGCGGCACCACAAGAGGAAAACCGAATGTCTGATCCACTGGACACCTTGGGCGTGCAACTCGACGCCGATCATCAGGAGAAAAAGCGGCGCGCTCGCAAGAGCGGCCAGACCGCCGAGGCCGAGGCGCTGGCCGCGGGCTCGCCGGCGGACGAAGCCGAAGCGCTCGGCGAGGTGGTCGACGACAGCGTGCAAGACGCGCTCGCTGACCTGGGCGACGCGATCGACGCGCGCGACGCCGACCAGGACCGCGCCACCGACTTCGCCGTCGAACGGTTCGAGCGCATCGTCGAGGAAGCGACGTTCGAGCGCGGGACGCTGGTCGGCGACATCCGCGACACGCTGCTCGACCTGTTCAAGGGCAACCCCAAGCCGTGGTCGCTGATCAATGAAGACGGCCAGCGCGCCATCGCCGCGGCGCTCACCGACTGCGCTCGCAAGATCGTGCGCGGCGTCATCGTCATCATCAGCGACGACGACGGGCCGGCCATTCATGCCAAGCTGGAAGGCTATGCGGAAAAGGGCGGGCTCAAGATCAATTGCACCGCCACCGGCAACGACGAAACGGTGCTGGCGCTGCACAAGGCCGTCGGCCGTAACGTCATCATCCGCACCGCGGACGCCAACCGGTACGATTCGGAGCGCGGCGAACCGTCGATCATGCCGGACGAACCCGGCCTGCAATTCGAGGGCGACGACGATCAGCAGCGCGACCCGTTCACCGGACCCGAGGGCGATGACGACCTGGTCGACGCCGCCGACGACCTGGACCAGGACCGCGACTGACCTATGACCGACGCAATCGCCTTTTCCGTACCTGGCAAGCCTGTCGTGTGGCAGCGCGCCGGCGGCAACTTTGGCAAGGATGGCCATGGTATTCGCCGGTTCACGCCGCACAAGGTCAGGGCCGCGGAAAAGGCGATTGCAACGATCGCGAAGGCCGTGATGGCCGGCGCGCCGCCGCTGTCGTGCCCGCTGCGCCTGATGATGGTTTTCGTCTACGAAATGCCGGCGAGCTGGCCGCGCCGGACCCGCGAAGCTGGTGCGTCAGGCACCATTTACCACACTGGAACGCCGGACATCGACAACCTGTCGAAGCTGGTCCAGGACGCGTTGAACCGCGTCGCATATCAGGACGACAGCCAGATTGCGGAGCTGATCGTGCGCAAGCGCTACGGCTCGCCAGCCCGCACCGACATCACCATTTCCCCGCTCACCAGCGCAGGCGTCACACCCGCCGACAAGCGCCGCGCTGGCCCCGAAACCGTCGACATCGCCCCGAGGCTGCTTTGACACTCGACTGCATCGCCACACGGAACCCCGCCTGATGGCCGTCAACCGCCATTCCTACGTCGGGTTCTACGCATCGGACTGGCTCGCCGGCACCGCCCGTATGACCCGCCTGCACAAGTCGATTTACTTCGATGTCTGCTGCTACATTTGGGATCAGGCACGACCCTGCCCGGCCGCCGAGCTGCCCCTGATGCTCGGCGACCTCCCCAACTGGCGCGACCTGGTCCAGGACCTGGTTGACGCGGGCAAATTGGTCCGCGGCGACGACGGCTCGCTGTGCAACGAACGGGCCATATCGGAGGCCGAAAAGGCGTTCGACCTGTGGCAGAAAAAGAGTGCCGGCGGTCGCACCGGCGCGGGCAAGACGAACAAGCGAAAATCATCGAAAAGCGGCACTCCCGACGGCACTCCCGACAGGAGTCCCGCCGGCACTCCCGACGGCTCAAGTCCAAAAACGGCCGGGAGTCCCGACGCAGAACCAGAACCAGAACCAGAACCAACATTAGGAGTCGAAGCGCGTGCGGGCGCGAAGCCGACGGCAGTCGATCCGTTCGGACCCATCGGCGACCTGACCGCGCGGTGTGGTCGGGCGGCCGGTGTCGCCGTCATGCCAAGCTCGACGCGTTTCGCCGATCAGCTCGACACCGTTCGCGAATGGATCAGGATGGGGCTCGACCCTGACACGGAAATCATTCCCGAGCTGGAACGGGATGCGGCCAATTCGACCGCCACCCGCCACAGCCTCAAGTATTTCACCCCGGCAATGGCAAAGATCGCCGCAAAAAAGGACGCCGCCGCAAATGGAAGACAACCAGACACCACGACCAATCTTCGAGGGTCGCGACCTAACCCCGCTCTTGACCTCTACAACGCGTCGGTCGCGGCAGAAGAACGTCCCGGCGGCAGTGGGTCGGATCATAGCGGAAATCGGCTTTCGCTTCCGTCCGGCGGCACAGGCTGACCTTGTCGCCCATGCGCACACGCTGCGATTACTTGCCGAGGATTGCGCCGACGTTCCCGCTCACCTCCTGGAAATGGCGGGGCAAGCCTGGAGCCGGGAAAACAAGTTCCTCCCCACTGCCGCGGAGCTGATCGCCTTGGCTCGCGCGACCGTGTCGCAGCAGTCCAGGGGCAGCGACTTCGCCTTGCGCCAGCTCGACGAACACTGCGACCACCTCAACCGCACCATGCCCGACCAGGGCAACCCGTGGATCGTCGTCGGCAAAGCGCCATTCCGCACCGTTGCGCGCCGAACCGAAGTCGGGGCGGCTTGATCGAATGACCGTACTCACCGACGCCTTGGGACATCGGACAGCCCGCCGCCTCTCGACGTTGGCAGGGGGACGGTCGTTGCTCATCCCCCGCATGGACAGCGATCCGTCCAGCATCAAAGCCCGCAAGCGCCTGGCCGCGCTGGTCGGCGCAGACTTGGCCGCAGACCTCATCACCGCCTTGGCCGGCCTCCGGGTCTACATCCCCCGAGGCCCCTCGGCTCACAATTCGCGAGCGAACCCGATCGACATCCGCAAGGTCGATCGCCTCACGAAGCGCGGCAAGTCCGCCGCGTTCATCGCCGGCAAGCTCGGGTGCTCCGAGCGAACCGTTTACAAGAAACGGGCCATCATCGCCCAACGCAGGAAATGACCATGACGAAAGACCGCATCGCCTTCGCGCCAATCGACAGGCTGCTGACCGTCAATTGCGAATTCCCCTTCAACCGTGTTCTGATCAACGGGACGGAATATCGGGAGGTTGGGGCGGACGCCCTGAACACGCAAACGACGCCCCCCGATTCGGTTGCTTTGCCGCAGTCGGTTCGCCGCGCGGTCGACCTGGTGCTGCGTATTGCCGAAAGGGCCGATCCTCATCCCGTCAACTGGACGGACTGGAAAGGCTTGGCTTTGACGTTGAGTGGTGAGCTTCGTCACTGGAAGCTGAACGACTCGGGAAAATCCGGCCACCAGGCGTCGAAATCAGAAAACGGGGGTGACGATACCCTTGGGGGTGCTGATGGCGCTGTACGGGCAGATTTTGCAGACGTCGTCGATTTGGCCACGGCGAAGGCGGGCGAGTTGGTCGCCGCGATCCGCGAACAGGCTGGCGATGACTTCGCCTATGTCGAGCACAACGACGGCCCCGCGGGCCAGGTGACGCACCAGCTCGGGACGGTGTCGCGTGACACGCTGGACCCGTCCGCGGCGGAACAGCGCGAGCGGTTCGAGGCTATCGCGGGCAAGCCCCGGCCGAGCGCGGCGAACGTGAAGGCCATGCTCGGTATTCTGGCCGTAGATGGCGAGTGGCTTGGACGATCGAAGGAATGGAGCGGCGAGGGTGGCCGGCGTTTCGACGGGCCAGCGTTCCGCGATATGATGGATTCCGCCGCCGCGATGATCGACAGCCTCGGCGTGCATCTGCTCGCGATGGAGCTGGAGCGCGACGAATTGGCCGGCAAGCTGCGCAAGTTGGCCGAGGCACCGACCGAGCCCGCCGACATCGCCGAGCTGGTGCAGAACGCGCGGATGCACCTGGAGCGCATGGAGCGCGCCGGCATCGAATGGCTGCCACGGGCGAAGGTTATGGCGGGCCTGATAGCTGCGCTCAACGACCAGGTCGGCAAGGTGCGCGAGCTGACCGCCGAGCGCGACCGCATGGAAGTCGAGCGCGACGCGGCCCGCGACGTCCTGTCCGATGCGCGCGATGACGCCCCGGTCGACATCATCGGCGACGCCCTGCGCGTGCTCACCGCCCTGATGTTGAAGGGCGAGGACCCCGGCACCTCGACCTGGTCGGGCCTGGTGTCCCGCATGCGTTGGGCGATGATGCAGACCGAACCGCAGATGGCCGAGTTGCGCGCCACGGTGGCCAACCTGACCCGCGAACGCGATGCCGCGCGCCGGCACGCCGAGTCCGATCGGCAGAACCTCGCCGAGTCCGTGAAGCCCTGGCTATGGGTGCACGACGTCGCGACCGCGCCTTGGGTGCCGGCCGAGCTGCGCACGAAGCATTGGGGGCAGCCGACCGGCCGCATGGCCGAAGCAATCGTGCACTGGTTGCGCGGCCAAATCGACCAGCCCGACCAGGCGCAGACCTATACGGACGATCAACGCCGCACCGCGATCGAGCAAATTTCGGCGTTCATCATGTCCAACACCCCGGAGCCGTTCGGCAAGCGGTGTGCACGATATGTCGACGTCGTCGCGGCGGCCCTCGGGATGAAGCGGGAGGGCAGCAAGTGAGGGCGCTCCTATTCGCCGTGGCGGCGATCGTGTGCGGGGCGGTGCTGATCGCCCTCACCCTCGCCCATGTCTGGTACGCGCCAGCGCTCGGCTTCCCCGCCGGCACGCTGTTGGGCGTTGCAATCCGGGAGTGGCGCGCATGAACCTGTTGGAAGGACTGCGCGTCCAGTGCGCCGCAGCGCTCGACAGCGTGTGCGACATCGTCCCCGACGGTGTGCCGTTTGAAATCTCGATTGTGGTGTCTCACCCCGGCCGCGCCGGGGAGGATGCCCTGGTTATCGGGACGCATGAGCTCGGCGACCTGGTGCAGGTCATCGTCGGCGTCGAACAGGCGACCATCGCCGTCGGCACCGTCACGCAAGACGGCTATGTCGAGCACGACGGCTTGCACGCCCCGAAAACCGTCCAGTGATGGGGCACATTGACACCCCGAAGCCGAAGGGCAAACGCGCCAAGCGTCGCAGCAAAGGAAAGGCCCGCACATGACCGCCCACCCCTGGTGGATCATCCCCGCCATCATCACCGCCCTGGCCCTCGCATGGGCCTGGTTCGAGCACCGACGCGCACCACGCGCGCCCACCGCTCGGGTCAACCATCGCGTCGTCGCCCTGGTCGCCTATCTCGCCGCGGCCGTGGTCGCGCTCACCGCCTGGCTGGTCTGGAGCCTGGTCGCATGACGCCCGCCCGCAAGCGTGCCGCGGCCTGGCTGGCGTTCTGGCTCGCGATCGTCGCCCTGTCCGCCTGGCTCGGATTCACCATCGGCGACGAATTGGCCGCGGGGGTGCGGCCATGACGCGCCGCGAACAGACCCGCCGTTTCTATGCCAAGCTTGCCGCCAACTTACCCGAGGGGCTGCCCGACGGAAGCGTGATCGTCATCAGCAAGGGCGTCCCGACGCTGATCGTCAACGACGATGGTCGGCCCACAACGCTAGTCGAGCTGATCGAGGGCGTAGCGACGTCAACAGTGGAGGAATTGAGCTGATGGCCGAAAGCCCCGCCCGCCGCGCCGCCCGCCATGCCCTCGCCGACGCAATCGACGCGCAAGGCCCCGCCTGGCGCAATTCCGCCCTGTCGCTCCGCGGCGGCGCATGGGGTAACGTCTGGACGGAAATCGCCCTACTTGCCCTGGAGCGAACCGCCCGCCACCCATTGGAAACAGACGATGACGACTGAACGCCCGCCCGAACCCGACCAGGTAGACGATGCCGACCTAGTCGAAATGCAGGACCTCACCATAGAGGCCACCCGAGACGCTGCCGGGTTGCAGCCGATGGAGCGCCGGTTCGCCGACCACGCACTGGCGCTGATCGCCAAGGGGGAAAAGTTCTGGCGGCAGGAGGCGGCGCGGCGCGCGGGGTATCGCGAGCCCCGCGGCTCGGCGAGCGTGCTCATCCGCCGGCCGCGCGTGGTCGAATATATGTCCCGGCGGATGACCGAGGCGGCCGAGGAAGTGAACGTCGACCGCAAGTTCATCCTGTTTCGCGCCCTGGCGAACATGCTCGCGTGCGAAGCCCTCGGCGACTATCGCACCGCGCACCGCTACCTGGACACGATCGGCAAGCACGTCGACGTCGCGGCGTTCAACCGCCCCGGATCGAGCGGCGTCCCCGGCCAGGGTGCCAATCTGGCGAACCTCGACCTGGCGTCGCTGTCGGAGGACGAAATGGTGACGATGGTCACGCTGCTGCGAAAGGCCGCTGGTGGAAAGCCTACCGAGTAACGCGATCGAGCTTATCGAGGCCGAGCTTGCGGAGCGCCGGCGCAAGCGCGAGCGGGAGCGATTGGCGCAGGACGCCGACGCGATCCGCGCCCGTTGCTCAACCCTTATGGGTTTCGTCCGCGAATTCTGGTCGATCGTCGAACCCGGCGTGCCGTTTATCGAGGGGTGGGCCATCAACGCGGTGTGCGCCCACCTGGAGGCGGTGACGCGCGGCGAAATCAAGCGGCTGCTGATCAACATCCCGCCGCGCATGTCGAAGTCGACGATGGTCGGCGTCTTCTGGCCGGCATGGGAATGGGGACCGATGGGGCTCGGCCATCTGCACTACCTGGCGACGTCGTTCAGCGGCCCGAACGTCAACCGCGACACCGGCAAGATGATGCGCCTGGTCGAGTCGGAGAAATACCAGCGCTTGTTCGGGACCGAGCGTACCGCGCCGGACGGCCGCAAGGTCGAGGGCATCACGCCGTCGTCGAAGTGGGGCGAAAAGCTCATCCGCAACTCGGCCGGTGGCCAGCGCGAGGGTCGCCCGTTCAGCAAGACGACCGGCGCGGGCGGCGACCGGCTCATTGTCGACGATCCGCACGACACCGAAGCGGCCGAGTCCGATACGCAGCGCACCACGACCGTCCGCACGTTTCGGGAAGGTGTGTCCGACCGCCTGCGCGACCCCGTCACCTCGGCAATCGTGGTCGTGATGCAGCGGCTGCACGAACGCGACGTGTCGGGGGCGATCCTGTCCCTTGGCCTCGGCTATGTGCACCTGAACCTACCGATGGAATTCGAGGCGACGCGCAAAGAGGGCGGCCGACTGATCGACGCGCGGTGCCGAACCTATGTCGACGGCGACTTGTTTTTCGAGGACCCTCGCGAGGCCGACGGCGACCTGCTGTTCCCCGAACGCTTTCCGCGCGACACGGTCGAGGGGTACAAGAAGGGAAAGGGCTCCTACGGGTACGCCGGCCAGTATCAGCAGCGCCCCACCGCGCGCGAGGGCGGCCTGTTCAAGCGGGAATGGTTCGAGGGTGACGGATCGCCCGGCACGTCGAAAATCGTCCAGCCGCACGAAGTGCCGCCGCTCACCGCCGAGGTGCGCGCATGGGATTTCGCCGCGACCGCGCAGACCGCGACCAACGATCCCGACCGGACGGCGAGCTGTCGCATGGGCCGCACCGGCGACGGGCGGTTCTATGTCCTGCACGCCAGCGTGTTCCAGCTTTCGCCGGCGATGACCGAAGGCCGGGTGCGCGCCACCGCCGAGTCCGACACCAAGCGCATTCCGCAGCGCATCCCGGAGGACCCGGCTGCCGGCGGCAAGTATCTGGTGCGCGACATCGTGCGCGTGCTGGTGGGGTTCATCGTCCGCGCCGTTCGCGTGTCCGGCCAGGGCAGCAAGGAAACCCGCGCGCAGCCGCTCGCCACCCAGGCCGAGCACGGCAACGTCTACCTGGTCCAGGGCGAATGGAACCAGCCCTGGCTAGATGAGGTGTGCAACTTCCCGAATGGGCGATATGACGACCAGGTCGACGCGGCCGCGGACGCATTCAACGACCTGGCCCCGACCGTGTCCGACACCCGATCGGCGTCGACGGGCTCCCGTCGGTCGGCCGGCCTGGTTCAAGAATCACAGGAGGCCGAGTTGCAGCGTCAAATTCAGCAGTCGAGCCGCGGCTTTGCCAGCGTGCCGAGCCGCCGTAGCGGGATCATGGGCTAATGGCGCTCGCCCCGACCCTGCTCACCCGCGCGCTGTCCGCGCTGTCTGGCGCAAACACCACCGCGATAGCCGCGCGCCAGGACCCCGGCCCGATCCGCCAGGCGTCGCCAGCCGACCCCGGCAAGCCGTTGAAGGGCGGCGACCTGCAAACGATGTTCAGCCGCGCCTATGACGGGTTCGCGGTCGGCGCGCAGTGGTTGGAACAGCTCGCCGTCAACGACGACAGCGTGTTGCGCCGCGAAGGCCGGATCGACCTCCAGCTATTCGACGCGCTGCTCGACGACGACGTTGCGAAAACGGCGATGGATCAACGCATTCTGGCCGTGCTCGAACAGCCCTGGGTCGTCGAGCCGGGCAATGCCGACGATCCCCGATCAGTCCAGGCGGCCGACGACCTGCGCGACATGATGAACCAGGTCGGATGGGACCGCGTCACGTCGCTGATGATGTTCGCCAAATGGTATGGCTACGGCGTCGCCGAGGGCATCTATGAAATGCGGCAGCACAACGGCCGCACGATCGTCTGGCTGCGCGACATCGTCGTGCCGAACCGCATCTGGTTCGCCTTCACCAACGCCGGCGAGCTGCGCATGCGGACGCCGACCGACACCGACGGCGTCGCGGTGCCGCCGAACCGGTTCTGGACTTGGCGCACCGGCGGCACGCACGACTTCGCCCACTACGGCACGGGCCTGGCGCACTGGTGCTATTGGCCCATCTGGTTCAAGCGCAACGCCCTGCAATTTTGGGCGCTGTACCTCGAAAAGTATGGCCAGCCGACGGCGGTCGTGCCCTTCCTGCCGGGCGCGGATGACGAGGCGGTCGGCAAGGCGCTCGACGTCGGCCGCGCGATCGGCAACGACAGCGCGGTTGCCATCCCCGCCAACCAGCTCGCCGGCGGCACGACCGGGGACTGGTTGAAGCCGTTCCTCCTGGAGGCGACGCGCAGCGGCGGCGCGGACTCCTATCAGCAGTTCCAGGAAGCGATGAACGACGCCATCCGCGGCGCGGTGCGCGGCCAGCCTGGCACGTCGTCGCGCATGTCGACGGGCCTCGGCTCGGGACAGTCCGACATCCAGGAAGGCGTCGCCGATACGCAGTCGAAGGCGGACAGCGACGAATTTCACGAATCGTTCAACCGCACCTTCCCCGCTTGGCTCACCCTGTGGAACCATGGCCCCGACGTTGCGCCGCCGACGGTCTATCGGAATTTCGACAAGGCCGAGGATCTAGGATCGACCGCGGAGCGCGACACGAAGCTGGACGCGATGGGGTGGGAACGCACCGACGATTCGTTCAAGGAAACCTATGGCGACGGGTATCAACGCAAGCCCGAGCCCGTGCCACCGGTGGTTCCTGGTGTCGGGCACAATGGCGGCCCCGCACTGGACGCCGCGAACGACAACCCCGACGATCGCCGCGCCGCCGTGTTCGCCGCCGGCGACCCGCGCAGCCTCTACATCAGCCGCAAGCTCCTGCCGGCGTCGGCGAAGGCGCTGCGCGCACATGCCGAGGCGGCCGGCCTGGTAGGCTTGGTCGACGTCGACGACATGCACGTTACCGTCTGCTACTCGCGAACCCCCGTCGACTGGTTCGCCATGCCGCAATCGGGGTGGGGTAGCGAGGAAGACGGCGGCTTGCGCATCCGCCCCGGTGGCCCGCGCGTGTTCGAGGCGTTCGGCGACCAGTCGACGGTGCTGATGATCGCGAGCGACGCGCTCACCTGGCGCGCCGAGGATTTGAAGATGGCCGGCGCGTCCTACGACCAAGACCCGTATCGCCCGCACGTCACCGTCGCGAAGGGGCCGCAGACCGTCGACCTGGCGGCGATCGAGCCGTTTACCGGCGTGCTGCTGTTCGGCCCCGAGGTGTGGGAACCGCTCGACACCGACCCGAGGGACGGCATCACCGCGTTTTCAGCCGCGGACCTCGACCAGGTCGACCGGCTCACCGCCGAGCTGGCGGCCGACATGGACCCCGAGGTGTCGGCGTTCGGCGCGGCCATCGCGGACCGCATCGCCCGGTTCACCGCCGATGGCGGCACGGTGTCGCGCGAGGGCCTGCGCTTGGCCATGCTGGAGGCGCTGGACCGACCGGGCTCGACAGACGCCATCGCGAAGCGCCTGGCGCTGCCATTCGCCGCCGAGCGCGCGGCCGAGGCGGCGGGCGTTGCGGACCAGCTCGGCGAATGACGTGGCCAGCCCCCCGCGATACCGCCGGACAGCGCGACACCGCCGGGCGCGGCTGTTCGTGACCGAGCGCATTCGCGGGGGGCTGCGCGGTTTCCTGACCGCGCTGGACGCATGGATGGACCCCGACTGTCCCGAACCGGAACGGTCGGACTGGCGACCGTCGCAGCATGGGTCCGATCGCCGGGCGCGCGAGCGCGCTGCGCACCGCAGGCAACGCGACGAAGTGAAGCGGTCGCCATTCTGATCGCGATGGCGTAACGATGCGCCTCCAACCTTGGAGGATATTATGCGCTTCGTTGCCCTGATCGCCCTGCCCGCCCTCGCCTTGGCCGCCTGCGCCGACAAGACGGCCACGCCGCCGCAGGGCTCCAGCTCCTGCCCCGCCGGCAGCCATTTCGTACCGGCCTCCGAACGCCCGACGCCGGGTTCGCCGGCATGCCAACCTATCGAGGGCGGCGAATAGCCTATTGCGCACCATGCGAATTGAAGGCATGGAGCGTTCAGCGGCCTAGCGACGTAGATCGGCCTTGCGAGTGACCTAGCGGGGAGGCGTCCCCGGATCGAACACGCAGAGAGTTTGACGAGGGATGCGCGACACCGCGTACCTGGGGGGCTGGCGAATGATCCCGCCGGTTCCCTCGTTAATATCCGGGATGACCACCACCCGCGGGTGCTTGTCAGTTACACCCGGTGACGCCTCGGAAAAGGTACGAGGGCCGATAGGCGCGGGGTTCCGTTGCATGGCGTGACGATCCGACCCCGCGCCGCTCGCGCACAGAGTTTCAGGGATGGCCCGGCGTATCCGGGACGATGCCGGTGGATACCGGCGCAACGGCCGCCCTAGCGATGGGGCGGCCGTTCGCGTATCTACGCCCCATGATCGCTATCGCCCTCGCCCTCTCGCTCGCCGCTGCTGATGCCGCGGATGCCCCCGTAACCGCCTATGCGCAGTGCCTCGCCGACCAGGCGCGCGCGCTCGATGATGGCAAATCCGACGCCGAGACAGTCGCCCGAATCGTGCGGATTAACTGCGCGCCGGCCGAGCGGGTCGCCGCGCTGGCGCTCGCCGGCGACGCCGACAACTTCGGCAGCGTCGTCGCCGGGATCGAGGCCGGCGGGCTCGGTCGCGCGGTGCGCGCCGTGCTGCGCGTCCGCACCGCCGCGCGATGAACGCCCCGCTGCTGCCGATATTCGCCGGCCCCCACCGGCAGCTTCTGCAATTCGACGCCGAGGATGGCGGCCGGTTCCAGCCCGGCGCGCTGAACGTCGACGCGTCCGACCTGGTCGCCTGGATCGAGCGCAAAGACCCGCGCGCGATCGAGCATTGGCGCGACCTCGGGGTGGACGAATACGCCCGAGCCTTCACCGCCGCCCGCACCGCCGGGATGAACATCATCGACGACCTGTATTACGCGTTCGCCGACACGATCGAGCGCGGCGGCACGGAAAAGGACTTCGCCAAGCTGGTCGTGCCGACCTTGCGGGAAAAGGGATGGCTGCGCGGCGACGAACGCGCCATCGCCCGCCGCGTCGACCTGATTTACGACACCAACCTGCGCGTCGCGCGCGGCGCGGGGCAGTGGGATCGCATACAGCGCGGCAAGCGCGCCCTGCCGTACCTGCGCGCCGCGACCGCGCGGGATGAGCGGGTGCGCCACCCGCCAAAGTCGCAGGACAGCGACCACCGGGCATGGGATGGCATCATCCTGCCCGTCGACCATCCGTTCTGGACGCGCTGGTGGCCGCCGCTCGGGTTCCGCTGCCGCTGCACCATCATCCCAATGACCAGGTCGCAGCTCGCCCGCTACCGCGGCGGCGTGACGTCGGACGATGATCTGGCAGAGAGGGAGACTCGCTTGGGTGCGCCGCTATTCGTGCCACCCGGCGCGGGGGTGACGGCGCAGCTCCAGGGCATGGCCACCGCCGAGAATGATCGGCCCGACCGGATGCCGGGCCTGCCGCGCGTCAACGTCGCGGCCGAGCGCGCGCAGGGCCTATCGCTTTGGGACAGCGAAGCGGGCGCGATGCTGATCGACACGCTGCTGGATCGCCTGTTCGGCTAACTTCGGGTTGTTGATCGCGGCAACGCAGATGATCGGGGGCGCGTCGCGCAGCGCCAGGGCGTTCATCGCGGCATTCGCCAGGTTGGTCAGCAGCACGATTACAAGCCCAATGGCGATGATCCGCCAGCGATGATTTGCGGCGGCGGCGGCCTGTTCGACGGTTTCGGGTTGGTCTGGCAAGGCGGGGGTCCTTTCGCGTCCGACTTATACCCATTTCGGGCGCGTCGCAAAGTCCAGCCCTGAACGGTCGGGGTCGACCCATTGTTTCACCCCGCCCCCGCCGGTATGACGACCGCACCGCCTCACAAGGAAGCCGTCATGTCCAAGTCGAACGCCTTTGAAACCGCGCTGCTCGCGCTCATCTTCAACGGCACGCCGATTGCCGGTCTGGCGGACAACGCGGCCAGCTCGCCGCTCACCAACCTGTACGTGTCGCTGCACAGCGCCGACCCTGGCGAGCCGGGGACCCAGGCGACCAGCGAAATCAGCTACACCGGATATGCGCGCGTGGCGGTCCCGCGGACCACGGCGGGCTTCACCATCACGGCGAACGTCGCCGCCCTCGCCGCGCTGATCAACTTCCCGCAGGGCACCGGCGGCGGCGGCATGGCCACGCACTTCGCTATCGGCGTTGCCGCGACCGGCGCGCAGATGATCCTTTACAAGGGCGTCATCGGCTCGGCCGTCGGCCCCTTCACCGCGGCGACCAACGGGACGTTTACCATTCCGGGGTCGGGCCTGGTGGTCAACGATCGCGTCACCTTCCTGTCGTTCCCCGGCTCGACCCTGCCGACCGGCATCACCGAAGGCGCGCTGTATTTCGTCCTGACGGTCAGCGGCGACGGGATCACGATCAGCTCGACGCAGGGCGGGTCCGCAATCGCCATCACCGCATCGGGCGACGGCATCGCGTACAAGGATGTCGGCGTGAACACGGGCGCAGGCATCACGCCGCAGCTTGGCACCGGAACGACCGTTACCGAGGATTAATCTAGGTGGCGCTGCGCCGGGGCACATTCTTTGACCTGCCGGCCGACCTAAGCCTGGCGCTGTTCTGTTTCCCCATCGCGTCGTCGGTCATCCTCGACGCGAACGGGAAGATTGAAGGCATCCGGGATGTCATCGGCGACGGCTCTTTGCTGGCTCGCACCGCCGATTCGACGAAGCGCCACACGCTGGCGAAAATCAACGGGTTCGACAGCGCGTATAGCGCGGACACGAACAGCAACGGCATCCTCCTAACCGACTATTCCAAGCTGCCGCTTGGCGATGCCGAGCGCCACATGACATGGGTCGTCGTGTCGCAGGACGGCGTCGTTGGCGGCTATCGCGGTGGCGGCCGACAATACTGGATAGACAACCCGTTTCCCGACTATCGCCTGCGGACCAACGTGGCCGATTACACCGGCAGCGGCACGACCAACAACAGCCAGCTCCACGGGCTATCGCTCAACCACCGCAATATTTCCGGCGCAACCAGTCGTTCGCAAATGGTCGTCGACGGGTCGCAGCGACTTGACCAGCCCGTCACGCTGAACACCTCGCTTGGAACCTACGGGATCAAGGGCGCGGAGCTGGCTTATTACACGATGAAGGGCAACACCGTGTTGCACTACATCGGCAAGCGCGCCGCGACCGTCGACGAGCAATACAAGATCGATAGCGCGTGCCAGTTCTATACCGGCATGGCGCTGCCCTCGGGGCATCCCTACGCGACAACACCTTGGATGGTCGACGACGGGGCGTCGCCGAACGGCGCGGCCACCGGCGGCTCCTACGCCACCGCGCAGGCATTCGCGATCGTCAACGCCATCGGCGCATCGGTGGCGTCCAGCCTGGCTATTGCGACGGCGACCGTCGCGGCACTGGCGGCGGGCTCGGCGGTAAGCGCTTCGGCCGCCGCCGCAGTGGGATCGCTGCGCCTGACCGCGAACGGGTCGGCCTTTGGCGGCGCGGTCGTCGCCGGCGACGCGCGGCAGGCCGTTTCCGTCATCGGGACCGCCTCGGGCAGCTCGATCGCGCAGGCGGCGGGCTCATCGTCGAGCGGCGTCGTCGGAACGGCCTATGGATCGTCCATGGCCACGGCCGCGGGTCTGCTGACCCTGACCGGCCAAGGCGCGGCGATCGGCTTCGGCCTGGCGTCGGCCGCCCCGTCGGCGCTGGTCCTGGTCGCCGGCACCGCGGCGGGCAGCTCGGCGGCGACCGCGACGGCCAGCTCGGGCCAGGTCGTCACCGGCACGGGCGCGGCATATGGCGCGTCGCTGGCAAGCGCCAACGCCTCGGTGGTGCTGTCGGCCGTGGGCGCAGCGACCGGCAACTCGACGGCCTCGGCCGCCAGCTTGGTCCGCGCAACGGTCGTCGGCACTGCCGCGGGATCGTCGAGCGCGCAGGCCAGCCGGCCGACGAACCGCCCGCTGCCGCCGGCGTCGAATCGCGTGCTGATCACGGACGGCGGTTCGCGCTTCGCCACCATTGCCGACACCGGCGCACGTCGGGTAACGGTCTAACCTCACTCGAAAGGCGGCACATGGCCATCCCACCAACTGCGAAGGGCCTGGACAACCCGCTGGACCCTAGCGACGTCGACTTCTACGGGCTCGACATCAGCAAGGTAGGCGTGGACCTCGGCGAGAAATTCCCGCTGCTGCTCGCCGGCGAGACGGTCGCCAGCTTCACGCTCGCGCTGACCGCCGAGGCCATCGCCGCCGGCCTCTACATCCGCACCGACGCGGGGCGCGAGGTGACGCTATCGGGCCTGTCCGTCACGTTCTGGCTGTCGATCGTCGAGGCGATGCAGGGCAATGCCATGTTCAACGCCGCCGGCATGGTGCTGGCGATGGAGCTGACGGTGGTCACGTCGGGCGGCCGGACGAAACAGAAGACAGCGACGGTAAAGGTGGTGCAGCAGTGACCGACGGACAGCAGGAACCCATGTTCGGCCAGGCGCGCAACGGCGACCGGGTCCATGTCGCCTTCCCGAATTACGAAGGGATGGCGGGCTTCCGGCCGAAGGGTGATCAATTCGAGGTGGCCTATTTCGGCGACAGCCCCGGCCGGACGTTCCCGATCGACGGCACCGTTGACGGGCGGGCCGTACGCGCGGTGCAGCGCGCCAACTCGGTCAGCGGCAAGGCCGTGGTGCTGATCGTCGAATTCACCTGATCCGCGCGCGCTCGGCGTCCGTCGCCTGGCGCGCGTTGCCGCTCGGCGGCGGGATGCGCGGCGACCATCGCCGCATCGGGCCAGGGCAGCCCTTGTTCCAGCAATCGACCGTCGCGGGCGCAGGCTCCAGCACCTCATCGCGATAGCCGCAGTCGCAGGCGAACGACGCCACGGTGTGGCACCGCTTCGGGCAATCGACGTGCACGGACGGTTCAGTCATTGGCGCGAGCGCGGCGAACAGGTCGTCGGTCATTTCGGGGTGCGATCGGGCGCGACCAGCACAACCAGGCCGCGCGCAACCAAGTGGTCGAGGGCGGCGGCGACCTGGTCGGCCGGCGTGTCGGTCAGCCGCGCCAAGTGCGCGATCGTCGCCAAGCGCGCGGTTTCGAGTGTCATCACGGGCAGCACCTCGGCGATCCGCCACACACATTGTGCCGGTGGCCGTGGTCGTATTCCTCGACGTCCACCGGCAATTCCACCAGCTCGCCGCACGACATGCATTCGTACCTGATGCATCCGCGGACATAGGTCAGCCCTTCGGGCAGCTGCAAGACGGCGTCGATGTCAACTTCGTCGCACGGGTCATCGCCATAGCGCCCGAGCATGAACCGCAGGCCGAACATCACGGCCAATTTTGTTGAAATGCTGTCCGTCATGCCTGCGCCTCCCGCGCCCATAGCTCGCGCTCGACCCTCGACCCTTGGCCGGCCGCCCTGCGCGCGCGAGCCGCGGCGACTTTCGCAACCAGCACGTCAAATCCTGTCACCCGCTCGCCCTTGCGCGCCGCGCCGGCCAGATCGTCGCACCGGCGATTATAGATCATGTGGGGGTCGTCGCTGTCCAAGCGCTGGTGCCCCTTCACCCATCGGAACCGCACTTGGACGTCGACCGCGCCGACGGTGGTCAGCACCGATTCGACTGCGCGCATAATGTCGGGGTCGCGCGCGTCGCGCCACGGGAAGCCCGCGCGCGCTTGCGCGATCCGCTGGACGATCGACAGGTTATCCGACCGCACCGTGACATCGTCGCCCGGCTCGATCAGCCCGGCGCGCCGCGCGTGCCACAGGGCATTCGCGATCGCCGCGCCCTCGACCGCCGTCGACGATTGGAAGCTGCCGCGCAGCTTGCCGGACAGCTCGACCAGGTCGTTGCCGGCGCGCAGGATGACGGTCGCCCATGATCCAACGCCGCGGTATATGCTGGCGTCGGTGTAGATGGTGACGACCGTCACCCGGCATAGCCGAGCGCGACGGCGAGCCCGTAGACAGAGGCGCACGCGCCGATGGCGAGCCCGGCGAGCCCGTACAGCTCGCCCCGGTCGGGCAGATAGTCGCGCAGCGGAGCGACGGAGGCGACGGGCGGGCGGTTGCGATAGTCATTCATTGCGGCGGCTTTCTATTCGCGTTGTGCGAATTGAATGACGGTAGACGGCGGCCCCGTCAACCCCCTTTGCTGCCCTGTCGTCAGCGAGCTTGTGGCGAGGAAAGACTCATTCCTCACCATCAAAAAATTCGGGCTCATCGCCGTAGCTCAGCGGGTCGATCTCGATCCCGCCGCGGTTCTCCATCCGCACGGCGACGACGCCCGACCAATTCACCTCATCGGCGAGTGTCCATTTGCGATCCGCGACGCCGTCCGCGTTCATTGTCCACACAAGCAGCGCCGCGGCGTCCTCGTGTCCTTCCAGCCCCGGCGGCGGAGCGCCATGCTCGGGAAGCTCCGTCATATGCTCCTCGGCGATCCGCCGTTCGAGGAACGCGCGTTGTGCCGGCTTCATTCCTTGTCCTCCAATTTGCGATACACCCGCCGATGCTTGATCGCGTGGATCGTCACCGCTGAGACCCGATAATCACGGGCGATGGATTGCAGCGTATGAGGGCGGCCGCATCCGGCGCAGGGTGTTGCGAGCTTGGCGCGGATCGCGCGCACCTCCTCGTGCGTAAGCGCGAACGGCGCGGAGGGATTGCGGGTCAAGGCTTGCCCTTCCCGCCGCCCGTCGCCCCGTCCGTCGCATTGGTGGCTAGGGCTGCTTCATGAGCGTCCAGAATGCGGCAAGCGATGTACGCCAGCGGGCCGACATGACCATTCAACTGATGCTCAAGCCACAGAACGATATGGTCGGCGTTTGTGATGTCGAGTTCGTAGCAGTGCCGGTCGGTCTCGCGAACTGCTTCGGCCCATGCTTGCTCACTAAACCCCGCCTTAGAGGTGTCCGCCTGCTGTAATATGCGCCCCGTCTCGACCCCTGTTCGCCACAGCTTCTTAATGCCGTTCAGGTCGAATGCCTCGCCTACGTCGCTCGCCGCCTTGCTGAGCATGAGGTCAGCGTAGACACCAGCGGCATCACCCATAGACATGTACGGGCCGTCGCGCATTTCTGCTGTGCCCGCACGACCATAGCCACGGCTAGCGTCGCGAAACTCCTTGGCCAACGCCTCCCGCAACCCCGCCCCGGTGTCGCTCGCGACGGTAGCACAGGGGCCGTCATGCCCCGGCGTGCGGGTGCATATCCAACCGGCGGGCGGCAACTCGCACTTGGTGCGTAGCGGGTGGTCAAGCGCACCTGCCCCGATCTCCTGCCCCGCCTCCAAATCCGCCATTCGCAGGCACCATTCCGGCGTTATCGCCCCGGTGTCGCTCGCGACCTTGGGGGCTGCGGCGGTGACGCTGTCGGGGCTGCGATAGTATTTCCATCGACCCTCCGCCGTGGACATGTCGTGCCCCGCCGGAACCGCGGCATCGATCGCGGGCGGGGTGAAGCGCTCAACAATACGCCGGATCATCGCTGGCGGATCGGGGCAGTGCCGATCATCGGGGACCGTACAGTAGCGAAATTCGCCATCGCCTCCCGTCAACACGTCAAGCGTCTGCACCGCCTGTTCATAGCCATCACGCAGGCCGAGCGCGGCCATGTCCTCACTTTCGTTGCCGGTATCTTGGTCGGCGCGCGCAGACAGCGCATGCCATTCGTCTTCCAGCGCCCGCGCATCGGGCAGCACAGCGGGAGTGGGGGAAGAGGTCATGCTGCATCTCCGAAAAGCGATCCTTGTCGTTGAGCTTCTTCAATCCGGCGACAGGCGATGTCGAAATAGACTGCGTCCCGCTCTATTCCGATAAAACGCCGCCCAAGCATGGCTGCAGCGACTCCAGTTGTGCCGCTACCCATGAAAGGATCAAGTACGTCACCATCAAGTATAGTCTCTAACGAGCGTCGCGGCAGTTCCACCGGGAAAGGCGCAGGATGAGAGTTTTTGTCGGGCGCGATTGACCACACATCTCCTGCGCCGGAAGCCGCTCGCGACTTCAAGCGAAATTCTGGGTGGGCGACCATCATCAGCCATTCGTGGGTCGGAACATAGTTAGTCGGGTTAAAATTTACCCCACCTGGCCTTTTCCAGATGATTGTCTGACGATGGTGGACGTGATCGGGAAGAAGGTCAGTCGGGCTCCACAGTCGAGAACCGACGACACGAGGTTTGTGATTGTAGAATATAACCCCAGCAGGGGTGGTTAACTCCCACAACAAAGTGATAATCTCTTTCTGCCAAGCTACATATTCGTCCCATGGCATGGCATCTAAGTGTTCGGAATATCCAGCACCGAAACCACTTTCACAACCGGCTTGCCATTTGCCATGCCCGCCAGAACGTTGACCGGGTTTCCAATGGCCAAAGCCTTTCCACGGCTGCTGGCCAAGGTTGTATGGTGGCGACGTTACGACAGCGTACACCTTTTCAAGAGAAGGCAAGATTTGTGCACAATCCCCCAGATACAGGGTAGCGTTGCCGATAACCTCGACCCGGCTCATCGCGAACCCTCCTGCGTCGAAGGGTGGGCGGCGCAGGGGCCGGTATGTCCGCGCGCACGGGTGCAATACCACCCTGCCGGCGGGATCTTGCATCCCTCGGCACCGGGCTTGAACAGGTGCGCCCATTCAGTGAGCGGTCGTTCCACGATTAGCGCGACATTCGGATCGGCAAGCAATTCGGTATAGGGTGCTTTGATTCCCGCTTGGCTTGCAATCGTCATGATGCGCGACAATGCCTTCGGGCCATCCTTACCGGCCGCAGTGACGGCTTTGATCGCCCGCAGGGCCAGCACCTCCCCCGCCATCGGTGCGGGGCTATGGGTGGCGAGGACGGCGCGAGCATCAGGTATCGCCACGACAGCTAGAGCTGCATCGCGTTCAGCCAAATTGCCGTCCTCATCGTAACGGGTGTCGCTGATATGCTCGCGCGCTGATTCCTGATATTCATACGCGGCAGTGAGGAGGACTTCCAACGCCTCCCGCAGACCTTCCGCAACCGGGCGGGGATCGGAGTGGGCGATGCGGTGTCGGGCGAAGGCTTGGACGAGATCGCCGGCATCACCTTCGTCCTCGCCTAGGCGTGCGCCCGCCTTCTCGTCCTTGATCGCCTCCATCAGCTTGTTCAGTCGCAGGCGGTGGAACGCTTGAACCATGTCGCGATCCGCCTGGATCACCGCCACCACCTCGTTGCTTGCGGAGACCATCACAGCACCCCGTTGTGCTGGCACGATTCGCACTGAACGAATTCGCCGTTGGCGCGCAGCTCGGCGCAGTCGGGGCATTCTCGCGGCCACATGGCGACGGTGTCGACGCACACATAGACGGCGGCGGCGATCATGTGCAGCGCCCCCCAAAATGCGAGCTGCGGGACGCTCCAGGCGTCGCGAGCGAGGGAGGCAAGCGTTTTGCGGTTCATTTGGCGATGTCCTTTATTCGCGGTGTGCGAATTGAATGGGCCAATATTAACGATCCGTCAACGCGGAATCGTGCGCGCCTTGCCCGTCTCGCGCTCGACCGATGTCGCACCGTTGGCGCGGGCGTGTTCCTCGGCAGCATCGTAACAGTCGAACGGCAGGTTGCCCCAATGCCCCGGCTTCGACAGGCGAACGCCGGGGAGGTGGCGGTGCGTGGTGACGATGAACCTCATGCGCCCCACCTCGCCGTGGCTCGCGCCTGGCCGCGGCTGGTCAGCCGGTAGATGACCCACCATTGCGTCCCGAACCGTTGCGTGGTCGTGTCGGCGAGGCCGCGGCGCACCAGCACGTCGAGGCCAAGCCGATTGCGATCGTAGACGTTGAGCGCGCCTATCCGGCCGCAATTGCGGAGCTGGCGTAGCGCGTTGTCGACGGCTTCGGCCATGCCGTCGGGGTGGCGGTCAATAGTCATCGCCATAGTCCGGCTCGGGAGGGTTTTCGGCTATGTGCAGCTCGACGCGTTCCGTCTCGGGCTGCAACAGCGACACCTCGCCGCGCTCGCCGTGCTCATTGACGAACCAGGCGACGCCCGTCTCGACCTCGACCGGATCGCCGGGGTTCCAGCATCCGCCGGCGAAATAGTCCGGCCCCCCGCCGCGGTAGGAATAGGGCACCTCAATTTCGAGGCACGACGGCGCGTCGTCGGGACCGCTTTCCAGCGTCCAGTCCAGGCCCAAGCCCCAATGGCTCCAGTCCGTGCGGACGTAGGGCAGGAATGCCGCCAACTCGACATGATCGGCCGTCACGTCACGCGGGTCGAAGCCCTCTATGCACATTGGCAACGCGCGATCCGCCGCCATCGGATAGCCGTTGGCCGGCCAGCGCCAGGACCAGCCGTCGCAAGGGTCTGTCATGCGTCCTCCCGTTCGCGCGCGTTGGCGCGTTCCACCTCGACCTCGCGCATGCGTCGGATCGCCTGGCGCAGCGCGTGCGCGGCCAGGTCGCAAGCCGTCATCAGGTCGTATTCCTTGCACTGGCGATAGCCGTAGGCGAGGCGATCCATGCGAGCGACTTCGGTCGCCATGTCATCGGCCAGCCGGCTCATCGCGACACCTCGGCCGACTTGCGCGGCAGCGACGCGATAGGCAGCACGCCGAACAGGTAGACCCGCCAGCGCGCCGCGGCAGGCGCGCCATATTCGGTGTGCGTCCGCCAGCGGACGAAGCGAAGCGGCATCAGCGACAGCCGCGGCGTGTAACGGCGGCGGTTCACAGGTCGAGCCCCGCCATGTGCAGGTCGGCGGCGATCGAGTCGCTGACCAGGCACACGTCGTCGACGTGGAACCACGCCCCGTCCTCACCGCGCATGATGGTGTCGCCATCGACGGCAGCGACAGCGAAGCACGCGCCGCTTTCGAGGTGCTCGACCTGGTCGCCGAACTGGATAGCGGCGATCACAGCCCACCCCGCGCGGCGACGATCAGGCGGTTGAGCCAGGCCCCGACGACCTCGGGGTGCATCAGCAGCAGGAGCACGGCGACGGCGAACGCCAGCCAGAACCCGATAATGCCGGCGGCGAGGATGCGCTGTTGCCGCCGGCGCGCGGCGCGCATGGCGTCCATTTCAGCCATGCGACCCCCAAAAATGAGGTGCGAGCGATCCCGCGGCGTCATGCGAGCTGCACCCGATCGCCGTTGGCCAGGATGGCCACCGGGCCGTCCGCCCGATCGCCCTCGACCGTGCGAACGTGCGTCACCTTCACGTCCTGGCCGTCGCGCTTGCCGCGGACGGTCAGCGACGCCCCCGAGCGCGCGACGCTCCAATTCTCGATTTTCGACATGCGATGTTCCTTCGTTGTGGCCTAGCGCCATTGCCAGGGCGGAACCGGCCCGCCCTGGTGGTCGCGCTAGGTCAGCGGCGGGCGACGTTCGGAAAAATCTCGCCCATGATGTCGCCGCTGCGATCCGCCGGCGCGCGGCGCATCTTATCGAGCTGATCGAGTTGGCCGATGGCGATCGACAGCCCGGTTGAGACGCGCTTCCAATGATCGCGAAACTTCGGCTGTGCGGCGGCGGCCAACAGCTCGGCCTCGGCGTCAGCGCGCGCCAATTCCAGGAAGCCTCGCGCGGCGTGTGTTGCTTGACCGCAGCTCAAGCGGATGCCGAAAAAGTCAGGTGTCGTCGTCATGGTGCGTTCCTTGCGTTGCGATGCCCCCTTCTGGTCCAATTGGTCCAAACGGTCAACATCAATTCGCACGGCGCGAACAGAAAAATGATGGCAGCCTAGAACGACACACTGTACGCGGGTTTCTATGAGAAACAAGTTTGCCGACCTGGTCGGGCACCGCTTCGGGAAATTGCTTGTCCTGCGCGATGGGTGGTTCCCTGGCTGCGGGGAGGCCAAATGGATATGCCGTTGCGATTGCGGAAATCAGACGGAGGTCAAGGGAAGTTTCCTGCGCCGCGGGAAGGTCAAAAGCTGTGGGTGCTGGCTTCGCGAATTTGCGCGCGTCCATGACGAAAGCACATTGCAGCGCAGGCGGATGTTGGCGGGGGCCAAATATCACGCAAAGAAACGCGGCATGGCTTTTGACCTGGAGATTGCCGACATTGTCATCCCCGAAACGTGCCCCGTGCTCGGCATCCCGCTATTCCGAAGTGGTGACGCGCGAGCGCCAAACACGCCGAGCCTGGATCGTATCTTGAACGACGTCGGCTACATCAGGGGGAATGTCGCCGTAATCTCGTGGCGCGCCAACCAATTGAAGCGAGACGCCAGCCCCGCGGAGGTTGCGGCGCTTGCCGCGTGGATCGCATCGGTCGTCAAATAACCCGACCGTTCAGGCTTCCCGCTCTCGCGCGCGCCGCGATATACGGGCGGAATGCTTATCGAGGTATTTCGCGCGGGCTCACCCGCCGCCATCGCCGCCGGAATCACGGCCGCCGACCTGGCGGACGTGGCGGCGTTCGATTGCGCCAATAACCCCGTCCCGAATGTCATCGGCCACCCGATGACGAACAGCCCGGCCAACGGGTCGGTCGTGAAGTTCGAGGCGAAGGGCGACAAGCTATTTGCCGAAGTGCCGGAAAAGCTGCCCGCGTTTCGCGCGGTCGTCGACAAGATCAAGTCGGGAGAAATCCTGAACCGGTCGATGGCGTTTTTCGGCAAGCGCCACCCGTCGAACCCGACGCCGGGCAAGGTCGCGCCGATGCACCTCGGCTGGCTCGGCGGCGCGGTGCCCGGCATCGCCGGCCTGCCGGCGCTGGCCAGCTATTTCGCGGCGAACCCCGACAGCGCGTTCACCTTCGCGGCCGACGGCGAGACGATGGAAGCCGCCGGCGCGCCGATGGACGCGGTCGTGGTCGAGCCCGCCGAGCCTGCAACCGGCGTCGTGGTCATCACCGACCAGGCCCCGCCCGCCCCCATTTCCCCGGCCGCACCGGCCCCTACCCAGGAAGCAAGCACCATGACGGCAGAAGAAATCAAGGCCGCGGCGGATCAGATCGCCAAGGACCGCAAGGACCACGACGACCGCGTTGCGGCCTTCGCCGCGCAGCAGCAGACCGCGCGCGAACAGTCCAACGCCTCGACCGTCGACGCGCTGGTTGCCGCGAACAAGGTGCTGCCGGCCGACAAGGCCGACCTGGTCGCCGCGTTCAATGCCGTCGACGATGGCAACGTGATCGCCTTCGCGTCGGACGCCGCCAAGCCCAAGGCGTCGCCGGTTTCGATCATCGCCGCCATCATGTCCAAGGGCGGCCCGGTGTCGCCGGCCGGTGAAGCGCCGCTGTCGCCGAGCGACGCCCCCACCTTTGCCGCCGGCGGCGACAACGAAGCCGCCCTGAAAAAGGCCCGCGAAGAACGCATGGCCAAATACGGGAAGTAATTCCCAACCGCATCGCATCCGCCGCAGTCCATCGCACGCCCCGCCCCGTAGAAGGACCGACAGATGCCTACGATCCAGAACCAGTTCCCGCTTCGTCAGGACGCCGGCCTTCCCGGCGGCGCGGCGATGTCCCGTTACCAGTCCGATTCGGGCGTCGTTCAGGGCGCGCCGATCCCCTTCGGCCAGGCCGTTCAGCGCGGCACCGATCCGCGCGGCGTGTCGCTGCTCGCCTCGGGCGGCGTGTTCATCGGCATTTCGCGCCAGAAGCGCGGCGGCCTGGCCGACCGGCACGAAGTCGGTTCGGTCGCGTCGTTCTATACCGGCGCGTCGGGCGTCTACGTGCTCGCAGACGCAGCCGTGGCCGTCGACAGCGTCGTGCGGTTCAACACCGCCACGGGCCGCTTCACCAACGCCGCCGCCAGCGCAACCGTGATCGAGTGCACCGGCTGGACGTTCGACACGCCCGCCACCGCCGCCGGTCAGCTCGTCATCATCAAGCGCGTCTAAGCCGCGTCCATCTAGGGGCAATTTCAATGACCACCGCTTTTGCAAATGCGCAGGCCGCGCTTGGCTTCGTTACCGACCAGACGTATCGGATCGCGACCGAGATCGAGCGCGCCGAATATCCGGCGATCGACATCAACGACCTGTTGGTTGTCGAAACCCAGGGCGACCCCTGGGCGAACGGCGTCACCCGCTTCACGCTCGACGGCACCGGCCAGGCCCGTTGGTACAACGGCGCTGCGAACACGATGCCGCTGGCCGACCTCAACAAGGGCCGCGCGGACTTCGCCTATGAGCTTGGCGCGCTCGGGTACGAATTCAACCTGGACGACGTGAACAAGGCGCGTCTTGCCGGTATCAACCTGTCGGATGAGCTGGCCTATTACGCGCGCCAGGGTGCCGAACAGTTCATCTATTACACCGGCATCAGCGGCGACGCGCTCCGCGGCATCACGGGGCTGATCAACAACCCCGGCATCGTCCAGGGCACCGTCGCCGCGGTCGGCACCGGCAACGGCGCGACGGCGGGCACGCCGCAGTCGCGGTTGTGGATCAACAAGACGCCGCAGCAGATGGTCAACGACATCAACAACCTGATCGTCGCGCCCTTCAACGCGTCGAATCAAATCCTGATGTCGGACACGCTGCTGCTGCCGTTCACGGCGATGCAGTATGCCGAGACGACCACGCTGGCCGGCCAGACCGAAACCGTCATGTCGTTCATCCAGCGCTCGAACAGCTACACCATGCGGACGGGCCAGCCGCTGCGCATCCGCGGCCTGCGCGAGCTGGAAACGATGGGCTCGGGCGGCACGCGCCGCATGATCGCCTATTCGCGCAACGGTCGCGTGGCCAAGTTCCACATGCCGATGCCGTTCCAGTTCCTGCCGGTCTGGCAGAATGGCCCGATGAATTGGCTGGTGCCCGGCATCTTCCGCATCGGCGGGACGGACTGGACCCGGCCGCAGTCGGCAACCTATGCGGACGGCTTCTAAGCCGTCCCCATCCCTCGAACGAAGGAACAGCCGACATGGCAGACGACACCGAAGCGAAGCGGGTCCGCAAGGTCCTGGTCACGAACAACGACGTTGGCCCGCGCTTCATCAACACCGCGCGCGGTCAGGAAACCATTCTGGTCGGCCAGACGCTCGGCACGGAAATGACGGGCGCGCAGATCGACGCGCTCGACGATGAGTACGTGCACAATACCGAGGATGCGCCGCGCTTCACCGTCGACCTGCTCGACGGCGACATTCCGGCGGCGGGCGACCAGGGCAAGGCCCTGAAATCGCTGTCGGTGTCGAAGCTGCGCGAGATTGCCGCCGCCGAGGGCGTGCAGCTCACCGGCCGCACCAACCCGGATAACGCCGGCGAGGCGCTGCCCGACCTGACCAAGGCCGCCGACATCGCTTCGGCGATCGAGGCGCACCGTATCGCCAACCCGGCCTAAGCCGGCCGGCATCGTGAACGACAGGGGGTCGGCCGGGAAACTGGCCGGCCCCTTTTGCATAAGAGGCACCCCATGAACCGATTGATTACCATCGCCGCCGCGCTGCTCGCATTCGCCCCGCTTGTCGCCGGCGCGCAGACGATCGCCCCCGTCTACCAAGGCCAGGACGGCCAGAGCAAAGAGGCCATCGGCACCTTCTGTGTCGGCTCGACCTGCGCGTCAGGCGGCGGCGCGGCGACGCCCACCGGCACGGCCGGTTCGCCCAACGCGGCCGTCGTATCGGTCCAGGGCGTCGCCGGCGGCACCAATCAGAATGTCGCGGTGCAGTCGTCGGCGTTGCCGGCAGGCGCTGCAACCGAGGCGACCCTGTCCGGCCTGTCCGGGAAGGTGCCGGCCTCGCTCGGGACCAAGGCGGCAGCGGCGTCGCTGTCCGTCACACCGTCGAGTGACGGCCTGTTCAACGCGTTGCAGCAGACCAGCGCAGCGGCGGCCGCCGGCGTCGCCCCGGTCGCGTCATCCGCGGCGTCTGGCGGCGTCGTGGTCAAGGCAAGCGCCGGCAACCTGTACGGGCTGAACGTGGCCACCGGTGCCACCGCTGGCGTGGTCCAGGTGCTCAACGCGACCGCGATCCCCGCCGACGGCACCATTGCGCCGGCGAAATGCTATTACCTCGCCGCGAACCAGTCACTGGACCTCAACCTGCGCGCCGCGCCGCTCTACCTGTCGACGGGCGTCGTGGTCGTATTCTCCAGCGGATCGAGCTGTTTCACCAAGGCCGCAAGCGCGACCGCGTTCATCAGCGGCGACGCGCGCTAACCTGCCCCGAGGGGCAACACAGGAGGGACCTATGTCGAAATTCATCGGGCGGCTGGCGATCGTGCTTGCTGCCCTGGCGCTCGCACCCGCTGCCGTATGCGCGCAGATGGTGACGGCCCTCGACCCGCCGGCGAGCGCGGGCCAGCTCGCCGCGCTCCAGGCGCAAATCCCGCTGCCGAGCGATGCGCCGCCCGATCCCGATATGGCGACCGGCGGGGCCGTCGGCAGCTCGCCACGCTATCGCCGCCCCGACGACCAGGCCCCGCGATTGAGCCGGGTGGTCAAGTCCGCGGTGGCAGGCACGGACGGTACGGTGGCGGTGTCCTGGCCTGCCATGCCGAGCGTGCCGGGTTTGCAGCTCACCCCCTATGCCGCGCTCGGCACCGCCAATCCGGCGCGGTGCTATCCGGTCGCCGGCACCGTCACCGCGTCCGGCGCGACGATCCGGTGCGTGCGGCCGACGTCGGTTCTCTCGCTCGGCATCCTGCCGGCTGACGTCAGCGCGCCCGGCACCGTGTTCGACGTCCTGGCGCTGCCAGGCTCCTAGTCGCGGCGCTGTCGCATCGGGGGGCGGTTTCGGCTATGCCGGGGCCGCCTTTCGTGCATTGGAGCGTTCCGCATGCCGTACCTCACCGCCGACGATTACGTGACCCGGTTCAGCGAGCCCGAGGCGATCCGCATCACCGACACCGCCCGCACCGGCGCGCCCAACTTCGCGACAATCGAGGAAGCAATCGCCGACCAGTCGCTGTTCGCCGACGCCTTCCTGTCGGGCCGCTACCGGCTGCCGATCAATCCCGCCCCCGAGCTGCTGCGCAAAGCGGTGGCGGACCTAGCGCGCGAGCAACTGCATTCGACTCGCCCGACCCAAGCGGTGACGGACAATGCCGATCGCGCGCGCGCGTTGCTGAAAGACCTGTCGGCGGGGCGCGCCAACATCCCCGCGCCTGCCGCCGGCGAGGCACCGGCGGAAACGCCTGGCGACCTGCCCGCCGTGTCGAATGACCACCGCCCGCGCGTGTTCAGCGATGCGGCATTGAACGACTTCACCAGCCTGGGCGCGAACCGATACGGCGGCACCGTATTCGACGGCCCGGCCGGCTGGTAACGCATGGCGCGCGGGCTCAAATTCAACGCGCGGTTCCTAGATCGGAAGATCTATCGCACGCTTGGTTTGCTGCGCCAGGCGGGGGCCGATTTTGCGCCGCTGTTGGAGGAATGGGGCGGCATCCTGGAGGCATCGACCCGCGCGCGCTTCGATACCGGTCGCGGGCCGGGCGGTGTGCCGTGGCAGCCGTCGAAGCGTGTGCTGGCACATGGCGGCAAGACGCTGGTCGACAAGGGCAACCTGGAACGGTCGCTGCGCTACGAAGTCCAGGGATCGCATCGCCTGTTGGTCGGCGTTGACGGTCGCAGCCAGTCTGCGAAGGAAGCCGCATCGCACCAATTCGGCGTCGATCGAACGGTTGTTGTGGTGGCGCATGAACGCGTGATCGACCAAGCGTTCGGTGTGCCGTTGCGGGAGGCTGTCGTCTATCGTGTGCGGGGGCACTCTCGCCGCATGCGCTTGCCAGCCCGCCCATTTCTCGGCGTCGATCAAGAGGACCGCCGGCAACTGAAACTGGCGGCGCAGTCATATCTACAGGAGCTGATACGCCGATGATGATCGACCTAAGCGACGTGCGCGCCAAGGTGCGCGAGATCGACGCCCCCATTGCGCCGGGCGTGTCCGGCTTCCTGACCGTGTCGGATTGGTCGAGCGCGTCGGACGCGATGGAAAACGGCAACGCCGTGCCGCCGGCGGCCTATGTGACCCTCGGCCGCGAACAGCCGGACAAGAATCGACTGTCGTCGGGCGGCCGGGCGCAGCGCGTAAACTCGGTCGTGTCGGTTCTGTTCTGCCTCGCCTCCGAACGCGCCGACGATGAGCGCGCGGACCCGATGGAAATCGCGCGCGGTTCGATCATCGCCAAGCTGGTCGGGTTCAAGCCGGGTGGCGCGGTCGCAGCCTTAGATTATGCCGGCTACGGCCTGCGCGGCGAGGGTGGGGGGCTGGTGTGGGGCGAGGTGCTATTGTCGACGTCCTGGGACCTGCGCGGGCCAGCCTGACCGACCGTTCAGGCTTCCCGCCTCGCCTTGGCGACCCGTATAAACCGGGCCGATCCAAGGAGCTTTCAATGGCCGATACCAACGACGATGCCGCGCCCGCCCCGGTCGAGCTGGACGCTTTCACCGCCGAGCTGGCGGCGCAGGGGTTCGCGATCGACGGCGGCTATCCGGCCAACCACCGCTTGCGCGCCGAGGCGCTGGTCGCCGACGGCAAGGATGCCGATCCCGATGGCATCGTGACCCCCGAGCTGATCGCGTCGACCGGCGAGCGCGTGAAGGCCGAAGCGGCCGAAGCCGAGACGCGCGAGCGCGCGGCCGCCGACGCCGAGGCCGCCGCGCCGAACCTGAAATGGTCGGAAAAGCGCCTGCGCGACGAAGCCGCGCGCCGCGGCGTCACCGTCGAAAGCGACGCGAACAAGGCGGCGATCCTCGCCGCTATCGAGGCGGCCCCGGCCGCCGGAACCGAGGGCTAAAGCGCGATGGCAAAGAGCTACGATCAGAAGGCGGTCCTGTTCAAGGTCGAGACGACCGAAGGCACGGACGCGGCCCCCACCGGCGGCGCGAACAGCATCCGCACCATCGACTATCAACCGACGTTCATGGACGCCGAACAGCGCGTGCGGAACATCGACTATGCGTACATGGGCGCGAAGCCGGCGCTGCTCTACGCGTTCAAGCGCGGTGCCAACTTTGGCGTCGAAATGAGCGGCGCAGGCACGGCGACCGGCGTCCCGGCCTGGATGGTGCTCAACCAGATGGCCGGTTTCGGCGCAGGCGTTCCCGGCGCGTCGAGCGTGGTGCAGAGCGGCGCGGCGTCGTCGAAGTCCTTCACCCATTGGGCCGCGTTCCTCGACGAACAGGACGCGTCCAAGTCGTTCCTGATGAAGGCGCTCGGCGGTCGCTCCACCCTCGGGTTCCGCCTGGAGGATGACGACTTCCCGCGGTTCAATTACGGCTTCCTTGGCCGCCCGCCTGCGACGCTCGCCGAGGAAGGCGCGTTCCCCGCGTCGACGATCAGCAACCAGGCCGACCCGGTGCTGGCGTCGACCGAAAACACGACGTTCACCCTGGACGGCTTCGCGCTGCCGCTGCGCTCGGTCGAGCTGAACAGCAACGCCGAGCTGGCCTTGCGCTCGCTTATCGGGCCGCAGGATTATATCGCCTATCGGAACGATGCCTGGGGCGGGACGATCGTCGCCGAGGTGCCGGGCCTCACCGCAAAGGACTATTTCGGCAAGGTCCGGCCGGGAACGACCATGGCGCTGTCGCTGGTTCACGGCACGACCGCCGGCAACATCGTCCAGGTCGACGCGCCAAAGGTGCAGATCAACGGCAACGTTGCGCTGTCGGAGGAACAGGGCAAGCTGATGATGACGCTGCCGGTCGCGCTGCTGCCGAACGCCGGCAACGACGAAATCGTGTTCACTTCCAAATAACCCCGGCTCCCCCTATGCGTGTGCGCGTCGCAACGCATAGGGGACCACATGACATTCGACCTCACCGCCGCCCGTCTCGCCTGGATCGAAGTCACGTTCGCATCCGTCGCCAGCCAGGGTGACGCGCTCGCCGAGCGGATCGAGCACACCGTCGAGCTGCAAGTCGACCTGGTCGACCTCGACGAATTTTCCCGACTGTTCATTTCGCCCCTCGACCAGGACGGCAATCCCAAGCCGGACGCCAACCCGCCGGCCACGCCCGAGCGCTTGGAGGAATGGGCGAACATCGACGACACCGCGCGCGCTCTCGCGATTGTGAAGGACTGGCGCAAGGTGAAGTCCGGCGGGGTCGTCGTGCCGTACAGCGACGACGCCATGCGCAAGATGATGCGCGTCCCCAATTTCGCCGCCGCGCTGTTCCTGGAGGCGTACCCCAAGGCATACGCTGGCATATCGGCGACCCGCCTGGGAAACTCCGACGGCTCGCCCGCGAATGGTGCGGCGAGCGACCTCGCGTAATTGAAGACACCCCCGAGTTTCTGGCGGAATGCCGGATGCTCGGGATCGACCCGACGAAGCTCGGCGGCCGTCGCCAGCTTCGCACCATCGAAACCGACCCGGTGCCTATCTGGCCGGATATGGCCGATGGGTGGGCGCTGTTCCTGGCGATGGGGACGCAATGGAATTGGGTCGCCGGCGGGTTCGGGGCGTTCCAGTCGGGCTTAAAATATGAGGCGGTCGAGGTGGTCGCTCGGTCACTCGGAATGAAGCTCGACGACGGTCGTATTCCGGTCCCTGTATTCCTGGACCTGCGCACGCTAGAAGCGGAAACGCTGCGCTGTTGGAGCGCTCGGCGGAAATAGCAGGCGCACCCGATGGCAGATTTTGACCTTGCCCTAGCGATGACGGCCGACGGGTCGCAGGCCGTCGCCGAAGTCGACCGCGTCGTTGGCGCGCTGGACCGCACCGCCACCGCCGAGCGCAACGCCAGCACGGCGGCGACGACGCTGGAGGCGACCACCGGCCGCGCCGCCACCGCCGCCGGCGCGCATGCCGCGGCGCAGGGCCAGGCGGGCCAGGCGACGGCCGCGGCGGCGACGGCGTCGCAGCGCCTAGTCGTCGCGCAATCCAACCTGTCGGCAGCCGAGGCGCGCGCCACCGCGGCGACCGAGGCGCTGGCCGTGGCGCAGACCAAGGCGGCGGCTGCCGTTGGTCAGGACGCGGCAGCGCAGGAAGCGGCGGCGGCGCGGATCGCCGCGGCGCAGGCGCGTGTCGCATCGGCGGCGGCCGGTGTGGTCCGCGCACAGGCGGGGCTCAACGCCGCGCAGGGCTCGGGCGTCGACGCGACCAACCGCAACGCCTTCGCCATGCGGAACGCCGGTCAGCAGTTCGGCGACTTCGCCACACAGGTTTCGCTCGGGGGCGGGTTCGCGCGCGCATTCGCGTCGCAGGCGGGCCAGATGGGCTATGCCCTGTCGGAATTTCAGTCGGGTCCGCTGGCATCGGTCGGCAAGTTCCTGGTCGGCCCTTGGGGCATCGCCCTGACTGTCGCCTCGGTCGCGCTGGCCCCGTTCATCGAAAAGCTGTTCGAGGCGGGCAAGGCGGCGGACGAACAGCGCGAGCGGCTGGAGCAGGCGGCCACCGCCGCGGACAGCTATGGCACCGCGCAATCGCTGCTCGGCAAGGTCATCGACCTGACCACCGGCAAGCTCAAGACGCAGAACCAAGTCCTAATCCAGACGATCCGGTTGCAGGCGCAGGCGAACATCCTGGCGGCACAGAAGCAACAGGCGACCGCGGCGGATGCGCTTCGCGGCGTCGCAGCGCCGACGCTGGCCGAAAACTATGGCGCGGCCGTCGGCAGCATCGGGTCCACCACCGCCGGTTCCGCCAATCTGCAAGGCGGCGTCGATGCGGCGCAGGCGCTGGCGGCGAAGCTCGCGCCGGTAAAGGACGTCGTTCAGGATTACATTCGCCTGACGTCCATCCCCGACGTCTCGCAGGCCGCGCTTGCGAAGGGGCTCGACGCCACCATTCGCCGGCTCGACGGGCTCGGCAGGGCGGGCAAGCTCGCCGGCCGCGACCTGATCGACGCGAAGTCGGCCGTGCTCGCGCTCGGGACCACGCTCAACGACCAGCGGGCAAATCAGCAGGTCATCGACGCGCTGGACGGAAAGGGCGTATCGGCCGAGCTGACCCCGTACGCGCGTGGACGCAAGCCCAAGCCTCCGAAAAAGCCGGCGTCGACCACGGCGCGCGATGAGTTCGGCCGGGACGCCGACGATCGCATTGCCAACCTGGTCGGCCAGTTCGGCACCGACACCGCGAACGCGGCGCTGGAGAAGACCAACAAGCAAATTCGCGCGATTGATGACCTGATCGACGACCTCGGGCGAAAGAAGCCGCCCAACTTTCAAGAGCTGATCGACAGCGCCGAGCGTGCCAAAATCGTCGTGCGCGAGGGTATCGCGAACGAATTGGCGAAGGCGTTCGAGAAGCCGAAAACGCTCGCCGATCAGGCCGCCGCCGCGTTCCGCCAGCTCGACGCGATCGAGGCGGACTTGCGCAAGAACCAGCCGGCCGGGTTCGAGGATGTTATCGCCAGCGCGGAACGGGCCAAGGGCGCGATCCGCGAAGGTCTGTTGCGCCCCTACAACGACTATATCACGTCGCAGGGCGAAAGCCTGGCCGTGCTGCGCCTCCAGGTGCAGGGGCGCACCGACGAAGCCGAAGCGCTGCGCCAGATACAGGCTTTGGAAAAGGGCAACGTGCCCCTGTCGGCCGCGCGCAAGGATGCCGTGTTGGCGACGGTGCAGGCGATGCGCGCCGAGCAACGGCAGATCGACATCAATCGCGAACACGTCGCGCTGTACGTTGGCGCGCTCGGGCAAATCAAAGGCGTGGTCGAGGATGCAACGCAGGCGTTCGTCCGCGGCGACCTCGGTCAGCTCATCAAATCGCCCGGCAAAATCCTGGACGCGTTTCAATCGCTCCAGGGGCAGGTCCTGTTCAACAAGCTGTTCGGCGATGCATTCCGGCAGCTCCAGGACCAGATAAGCGGGACGTCGGTCGTTGAGGACGCGTCGGCGCGGATGGCTGATGCCGTCGACCAGGTTACGACGCAGACGGGCCAGACCACGGCGGCGCTGAACGACCTGGCGGGGGCGTCACGCGCCGCGGCGGGGGCGGTGGGCGCGGTGCCCGGTGCGGGTGGTTACGATCCCGGCGCGGAAGTGCGCAAGGCCGCCGATGCCGCGTTCGCCGACCAAGCCGCCGAGCTGCCCGGCGGCCGCCCCGTGGTCGACGGCGACACCGGGACCAGCGTCATCACCGGCAAGCGCCCGAACACGGCGACGCGCGACCCAAGCGCGCTGTTCAGCCAGGCCATAGGCACGGTCGCGACCAAGATCACCGGCCTATTCACCAACCCCGAAAACGCTAAGTCGATCGGGCAGAGCATCGGCAGCTATGCCGGTAAGGGGCTCCAGGGCGCGGCGGTCGGCACCGCCACGGCAGGTATCGCGAAGTCGCTCGGGATCAAGCTCAACCAGACCGGTGCGCAGCTCGGGGGCGCAGTCGGCAGCTTCATCCCGATTCCTGGCGGTTCGGTTATCGGTTCAGTGCTCGGCGGCCTGGTCGGCAACCTGTTCGGCAAGACGAAAAAGGCGTCGGCCGGCGTGACGATCGACGCCGGCGGCTATGTCAACGCCGGCACCGCCACCGGGACGAAGTCGCTCCAGGGCACCGCCTCGGGGCTGGCGGGGTCGGTGGCGCAGGGGATCAGCTCGATAGCGCAGCAGCTCGGCGCGCAGCTCGGCGGGTCGACCAACGTCCAGATCGGGCAATATAAGGACCAGCTTCGCGTTTCGACGAACGGCACGCCCATCGGCGGCAAGGGATCGTCGGGCGCGGTGACGTTCAAGAGCGAAGCCGAGGCGATCAATTACGCCTTGCGCGACGCCATCAACGACGGTGTGTTCACCGGCCTATCGCAGGCGGTCCAGCGCGCGCTTCGCGGCAACTCGAACGTCGACCAGGCGGTTGCCGAGGCGTTGAAGGTGCAGGAGGTGGAAAAGCTCATCGGCGGCATCGGCGGCGAGCTGAAAGCCGAATTTGACGCGCAGGCGAAAAACGCCGCCGAGCGGCTGCGCATCGCGCGCACCTATGGCCTGGACGTCGTCGCCGTCGAAAAGGTGAACGCCGAGGAACGCGCGAAGCTGGTCGATGCGGCGCTGAAACAGTCGACGCAATCGCTCCAGGACTTGTTGACCGACATGGCGAGCGGCGACCTGTTCGAGGGCACCGCGGCCGACAAGCGCAAGTCGATCCTGGACCAGATCGACAAGACGAAGGCGGACGTGGCGGCCGGCAAGGATGGCGCGACCGACACGCTGGCGGACCTGTATCGGAACCTGCTCGCGACCAGCAAAGACGCTTACGGCACGGCCGGCGGCGAATATGCGGCGGATCGCGGCGCGGCGTCGACCGGCGCGGCTGCCGTGATCAAGTCGGAACAGGACCGCATCAACCAGGCGGCGGGCATAGCGGCGGCGACGACGACGGCGGTCGAAAAGGTCGCCACGCTGACCAATGAGACGAACGACTTGCTGGCCGTCACGAACAGCAGCCTTGCGGGCCTGCCGTCTGCTATCGCGGCGCAGATCAACGACGCAACCACGTTTGGCGGCGCGTACGGTTCGAGCTATTCACCCACCGCCCGACAATCGAAAATAGCCGTATAGGACGAACCTCACATGGCCCTTGTGTTCCTGCTCACCGCTTCCCCGCCGATTGCAACGGGGGCGGGAACCGTGGACGTCCGGCTGGCAGGGGGCGGACAGCGGCCGTACGTCGACTATCTCGGGTTCAGCGACTGGCGGTCTGGCCTGGTCGACCTGCCGCGGTTCCGCACGGAAATAGGCTTTGACCAGAACGGCTGGACGGGCGGCGCGACGCCGCAGACCGCCACGCTGGCGTTCAAGGCGGCGGAAAAGGGCCTGCTGTCGACCCTGTCGGCCCTCTATTGGAAAGGCACCCGCATCGTCGTGCGCAGCGGCGACGACACGTTCGGGCCGCCGTCGTCGTGGAAGGTGGAAATGGTCGGCACCGTCGCCGACCAAGCGGTGCAGGACGGGGCGCTGGTGCTGACCGTGTCCGACCTGGCGACCGAGCTGGAAAAGCCGGTTGCGCCGGACACGTTCGCGGGCACTGGCGGTTTGGAGGGGGCCGACGACTCCACGGGACGGATCAAGCGTCGCTCGCTCGGCCGCGTGTTCAACGTGGAAGGTCGCCTGATCGACAAGGCGAACAGCATCTACGAATTCAGCGACCCCGGCCGGCCGCTCCAGGCGTTCGACATGCTGAAAGACAAGGGCCGCGCGGGCGGGATGACGGTCCTGGCGTGGCAGGGTTCGGCGGCGGCGACATTCTCGGCGCTCCAGTCCGCGGCAGCACCGAACGGCGGCGGCGTGGTCGCCCCGTCGATCGCCTGCGCCAAATGGTGGACCACGCCAAGCGGCCCGCTGACCGCCGACCTGCGCGGCGAGGTGGGCGCGGGCTATGTCGAAACCGTCATCGAGCTGACCGCGCGCCTGGCGACGACCTTGCCTATCCAAGCGAACGCGACCCGCGCCTATCCCGCCGGCGTCCACGTCGACGACGCCAACGAAACGATCGCGAACGTCCTGGACCGCCTGCTGCTGCCCGT